CAAGATAGTTGTAGCTGGAAACGTGAGACGTTCAGCTCAGATTGCTCTAGGAGATCACGACGATCTTGACTATCTACGCGCAAAGCGTTGGGACCTAGGCGGTATCCCTAACTGGAGAGCAATGTCTAACAACTCAGTGGTGTGTGATGATATAGATCAACTACCTGATGAGTTTTGGGGTGGCTATGAAGGTAACGGAGAACCTTACGGTCTAATCAACCTAGAAGCATCAAGGCGCATGGGTAGAACAGGTGAAATGCAATACCCTGATCCAGATGTGATGGGTTACAATCCGTGTGCGGAACAATCTCTTGCTCCATTTGAGACATGCTGTCTAGCTGAGATATATCTACCGAACATAGAGTCAGAAAAAGAACTTAAGAAGGTAGCTGTCTACCTGTACCGCATCAACAAACATAGCCTGTCTATCAAGTGTGCTGTCAAAGAGACAGAAGATATTGTCCACAGACACATGAGAATGGGTATAGGTGTGACAGGTTATTTACAGGCAACAGAGGAGCAACGCAGTTGGCTCGAAAGTTGCTACATTTACCTACGTGAATATGACAGAATTTACTCTAGGGACGCAGGATTCCCTACATCTATTAAACTTACAACAGTTAAACCATCTGGAACGCTTAGTTTACTTGCTGGCGTTACACCAGGAGCACACCCTGGATACTCAGAACATTACATTAGGAGAATACGAATGTCTGCTAATAGCGAGTTGGTCAGCGTGTGCAGAAAGAATGGCTTTCGCATAGAATATGTGAGAAACTTTGACGGCACAGAGGACCACTCAACAGTTGTTGTGGAGTTCCCATGCAAGTTTCCAAAAGGAACCATGTTTGCAGCTGATATGTCAGCAGTAGATCAACTAGAGGTTATAAAGCGATTACAGGCCGAATGGAGCGATAACTCGGTGTCAGTGACCGTTTACTATAGGAAAGAAGAATTAGACGCAATTAAAGCGTGGTTACGCGATAATTACGTAAACGTAAAATCTGTTTCTTTCTTGCTTCATAACGACCATGGTTTTGATCAAGCTCCACTAGAAGAGATTGACAAAAAGACATACAACAAATTAAAGAAGCAATGCACGCCAATCACCTCTCTTCATGAAATCAAAATGGAAGACATAGAGATAGATGACTGCGCAAGCGGTGCATGCCCAGTAAGATAATTACTTACTTGACTTCTTCTCGATGGTACGCCCTGCAAAGTACGCACCAAAGGCTGTAAGCATAAGCAACTCAAGCAGAGAGACGTATGAGTCCTTCACGTTGAATGCAACATTGTCCATGCTGTCTATCATCATGGTGATCATAAACATAGCCATCAGGCATATAAGTGTAACAGGGCGTATAAGTTTAGCCAGCTTAACATCGCTGCCCATGTCAGCCTTCCAGCGCTCTGTTACATTTTCCTGAAACCTAACCTCTGCGTCGATCACACGTTGAGCTTCTTCTGAGTCAACACTATCATCACTGTCAATTAGATTTTTCACAACGCCCAGTCCACCGCTATCTGGTAGAAGGTCTCCTACTACACCTAATACTTGTGGTGCTTTTTCTGCTAACCAAGATCCAAGCTTGGTGTCTTTAATTTTTTTCTTACTCATTAGTCTCTGTATTTTTCGTAAAGCCTGTTAAAATCCATTACAACTCTTCTTTCTGCATCTTGTAGTTCTTGAATTCTTACAGATCTCTCCGCATAATTTGTTATTTGCTTTGCTTCTCGCTTTGCCTGTCTTATTTTTTTAAGCAGCTTTTGATATTGTTTTAATTTTTGACTTAGTGGGCGTAGACCTTTGTATCTATCAAGATCTTCAGATCTTTCGTCACCCTTGTATTCTCTCAGCAATCTAGTCACCACCGCTTCGTTTTCTCTAAACTTTTCCATGTCGTAATACTTAGATGGCTCCCCATACATCCTACGTATCATTGGCAAGTCATTAAACTGAACTTCTATTTTATCGTCTACAAATAGTTTCTGCCCCATTTTGTATGTAGTCTCCATACTTCTTGTAACAAACTGACCAGCCCCTCCTAAATAGTAGTCAAATATGTGCCAGAATTTATCTGGGTTTATATCAATACTTCCAGGAACATCTTTAGACCCTCCTGTAGATTCATTCACCCATGAGAAGAACTGCTGCATAGCTCTAGGCGACCTAAACGACATAGAAGATTCTGGTTTAGCTGCAGAATATGGTGATTGTTCAGCATATACAGGCCCTCCAAAGTATGTTTCATTAGTCATTATTTCTACTAAAGGCCTCAACACTGTAGGTGTAACGCCTTTACCAACTGATGTAAATAAATCTTTTGATTGACCAAAGCTAACTGGCGAGAACGCACCCATAAACGAGTTGCCTAAGAATAACATAGCCTCGTCTATCTCTTTACCTCCTTCCGCCACATCAACAGCAGCACTACCTAGATTTGCAAATATATTAAATCCGTATGGCATAGGAATCTTAATGTAGTTTTTCTCATCAACCATTAGGATCATGTTTCTTTCCTTTACGTAGTCTGGTATTTTGTCGTAGAATAAAACACCATCTTCGTCTTCACCAGACATAGCTCTAGCAATAAGAGTTAACATACCGTTAAAGACAACTAACCCTGACGCTATCTTTTGAGCATTAGTTCTACGCTTCATCCAGCTTTCTTTAATTCCGTCAGGTCTAGCAGGTTTAGATCCTAGTAAAGACCTACCTAACCTCATTGTACCCTGTATAGAGGCGTTAAAGAATAAGTAAACAGCGTTAAGAGCTTGCCCGTACTCTCCGTGTTTATTAAAGTTTACAGTTACATTTTTTGCAAGCTGAGCTGCTTTAGCTCTGGTAACTCCGTTTTCTCTCGCCGCTATATACGTTGACAATCTTATACTATTTTCAAACGCATCGTTTACACCTTCTATACCCTCTGCAAAGTTTTCAACCTTACCCCAAATATTTTGAGCTGTAGATTTTTCTCCAGTTTCTGATTCTATCTCTGCTGCAATTTCTTGTAAAGACTTAGCGTACCCCCATCCAGTTTTACCTCCATCTTCCTGGAACTCTTCATAATACTTTTCTATAAGAGGATTCTCTTTGAATAATTTACCAAGGGCTGCTGGGTTATTTACTTTAAGCAAACTCTTAAGAGACGGTCCTACGTTCTTCATAATGTCCTTGAATGCATTAGTACCTAGTAGTAAACCTCCTTCAATGTCTGATTCAGCCATAGCATTAAATATAGCTGACTGTATATCTCTTGAAAAGTTTGATATTATGAATTCAGGATTGAGAGTTGTAAAAGATCTTCTCAGTAGGTTAGCTGGGGCTCTAAGTATTTTTACAAGAGCTGAAGTTCTTGGAACGCTCATGCCTTTGAGGGTCTCAGCATAACTTGAATCCTTGAATCTTATGTATTTCTGCTCACCTTTAACTCTTACTGGAACTACGTGTGCATCTCCGTAATTAGCTTTATCTACTATACTCCATACTCCCTCATTAGGGTTGTTTAGCACCAACTCATATAAAGAATTCAAAGCTTCATTTGTTCTACCCTGAATATGCATTGATGCATTCTGAGATATAATTTGAGCTACTAGATTTTCAGCCTTGCTCTTACGTCCAGCTGCTCTCTTGTATGTAGCCCCTTGAATAGACATACCAGCACCGCCTGTTGGATAGAATGCACCGTCAGAACCCATCTCATCAGTAGCTATACCTCCAAGAGGTACGTAATTATCAAACTGACCTTCAAATCTGTCTATAGTCTCTTGAGTTTCAAGACCTAGCTCAACCATTGTGTTTCTAGTATCCTGCTGTATTTCTCTTAATATATCAACAACCTGATTCATGTTTGACTTCTGCTGATCGGTAAGTCCATTAAGTATAGCATCAGCTTCAGCGTCAGTCATACCGCTACCATTTTCTTTACCGTCACGCTCTTTTATTAGTGCGTTACGTTCTTTAGCATGCAGTGCGTATAAGTAATCTGTTATCTCTCCCTGATTTAACCCCAGCTTTTTCATCAAAGCGGTTATCTTCTTGGTTTTGGTTTCTAGTTTGTCAAGGTCAAAAGCAGCTTTACCATACATTCTTTCTTCAGCCATCTTAAAGTCCTGAGACTCTTTCACTGACATACCTTTAGCTTTTTCAATGTCAGATTGTAACCCCATGACATCGTAATACTTGTCCGCTAGCCTACGTAGCCACTTACCTCTCCATTGCTGGAACCAGGTCTTCTCCCTTACCTGCCATGTTTGACCCTCATCATTTTGAACATCTGTCATACCATCTCTAGACTCTAGGCCTTCAATGTTAACAGATCTAGACTCAAAGTCGTTTACATTGTCAAACGTCACCTTACCTTTTATTGCGCTAATTCTTCCTAGCTCCTCGGTGGCTTTTACAGCTTCTTGTCCTTCTAATTCAGATATAGGTTTTCTAATAGGTTTATCCAAAAACCTACGCTCACCCGTGTCTGGATCGTCTGATATTCTCTTCTTTTTTGTTTTATCAGTCCTTATGCTAAGATCTGGCATTATCTCAGAAACCAAAGGAATAACCATTTCCCCTTTAGAGTTTCCAGGCAGCTTTAATTCTATTTCACCAGCAGTGCCGTCTGTTCTTATAACTCCAGCAAAAGCATCTCCTTCAATGTATCCAGTTTTAAATCCAGTAAATCCAGTAGGAGACTTTGAGTCTACCACAAATGGAATTTTAGTATACGCAACGACTTCGGTTGATTGTATATTGGTATCAGCCCAAACTGGATCATGAAAATCTTCTAACAAAGATTCAGTTGATTCGTTGGTTTTTGTTTGTTCTGGGTAAAGCTTTTTTATTACTTCAGTTCTAGCTTTAAAACCTAACTCCAAACCAATATTACCATCTATTTCAGTTAAAGCAGTCACAATCTCGTCTAGCTGAGTGTCGTTTTGAATGTTAATACGCCCTTGGACAGATACGGCATTCTGAAGGTTTGATAAATTTTTTGTTGTTGCGTAATCAAACAGTGCGGTTCTAACCCTGGTATTTACAGATTTAGAATTTAAAGCAGTATTCAAAGACCTTATTGCAGATGCAGAGTCTCCATCGTTAACTAATCTTTGCACTAATGAAGAAAATACCGCTGGATTACCTAAGCTAGATTTAGGGCTCAAAAGAGTCACCATGTGGTAGACAAAGCCAGTATCTCCGTCTTTAAGATTCTTCTCTCTTATTGTGTCTCTAACCTGTTTTGCTAAAGAATCAAATTTATATCTTGCTTCCCTTGCCCCTCTGTGTGCTGTTATGACTCCATACGTTTTACCAGCAACCTCCATGGTCTTACCAAAGAGACCGCTTACGCCAGAGAAGTTTCCTGTTCTGTCAAACCCAGAAACTATACCGTTTAGTCCGTCTATATCAGCCTTCATGTCTCCAACAGGTATGTCTGTACCAAGCTCTATATCAACTTTTCTAGATTCCATGCCGTCCAAGTTCTGAGGCTTGCCATCACCAACGCTGCTTCCAATGCCAGACTGAGAGAATGGAGTTAATCCACTCATATTAAATATAGATGGGTGCTTTGTTTTGCTTATACCCCAGCTATTGCCTTTAAGGGCTGCAAGATCTTGCTCTGATATGTCTGAATCTAATAAAGCTTGTATGTTTTTCTTGGCTATAGCCATGCCCTCTATCTGCTCTAAAACCTCTGATTCACTTTGAGCCCCAAAAGGCCTATCTAAAGAACTTACATACAGAGGGTTAAAGTCGTCAGATTGAACATAGCTTCTTAAGTTCTTGTCATTATTTTGTACCAAATCCATCACCTCATCTCTTAGTAATCGCATTTGATCTCTTAGTTCCTTCTGTAAGTTAGAAGCTCTCATTCTAGCTGCTAAAGTAAGTTCTCTTGGATTCTTTAAATACGGAACTGACATCTTTCTCCTGTTACCCCTATAGTCTGTCGTCGGCTTTGGTGGGAACCCAGGTGTTTCATTTGTCACATTATATTTTACGCCGTCTCTGATGTAATACTTAACCTCCATTCTTGCAGGAGCATCTCCGTTACCTGTAAGTTTTGCGTATAAGTTTCTAAAATGAGTATAGTCATTAACTTTAACTCTTCTTGTTCCGTAAAATGGTTTGTCTAAACCACTCCTCATTGGCATGTAGCCAGTGTATTCAAAAACTATTTCAGCTCCAGACAAGTTAGGCTCAACAGAATCTTCTATATCTATTCTTCTAGCTTCAAGCCCAGAAGTCCCAGTCATTTCCTCTTCAAATTCTCTCTGCAGTCTTTGTTCTTCAGTTTCAGCTCCAAGCAATTCATCAGCCTCCCTTTCTAGTCTTTGTTGGAATTGTTCAGGAGACTCATCAGCTCTTTTTTCTTCTACCTCCGTAGGTTGTGCTTCTTCAACTTCTGGTGCAGCTTCCTCAGCTGGCGCCTCTTCAGTTGTAGTTTCTTCTACCTTTGCTTCTTCTTGTTTTTCAGAGTCGGTTTTAGTTATGTCCTGCTTTGGATCTAAACTACCCTCAATATCTGTTGATAGTCCAGATGTAGCTAAAGCAAACTTATCAGCAAAAGATAAAAAGCCGTCTTGCGTTGAAAGGAAGTTACCTTTAAATCCAGCTTTTCTTAATGCTCTATTTATACTAGAAACTATACGTTTTACAAACCCCTTTGTTTCGTTGAATGGCTTTGGATTTCTAGAGTATGCAGTTAGAGCAGTCATTACAGCCTCCTCCATTCTGTTCTCTGTAGAGTAATCCGAATACGTTACATCTTGCTCAATAAGAAGTCTTAGTACTGGATTCATAGATTGTATCTGCCTCCTATCTATCTTCCATCTAGGCTTGCCTGTTTCTGGATTTCTATCAATAAACTCAGATGTATCTACAGTTCCGTCAGCTTTTGTTTTTGGATTGCCAGCTAGTTTAAGAAGATCGTTGTATAATACATTTCTTATTGCAGGGTCTGAATTTACTAAGAACCTAAACGCAGAGTGTCCAAATTCTTCTTGAACATCAGCTTTACTAGAGTTTGGGTTAAGATGTATAACCCTACCTGAAGTATCGTAAAAACCTTTAGACCCCTTCTTGCCTGTAGCTAAATCAAATGACTCTTGAGTTAAGTGAATCTTAACTCTTATACCTCCAGCCTTTAAAGCCTTACCAAAGGCTTTCATCATTCTTTGTATCTGTGAAGCAACAACAAGAGGTATCTTACCAGGACCGCCTCCGATCCAGTTAGCATTAAAGTCAATACCTTCGTCTAAATCTACATCAACAGAATTATCTTCTATTGGTGCGCCCCTTTCTTGAGTCTCAGTTTCAGCATCAGCTTGAGCTTCAGCTTCTGGAGAAGACTGTTGAGCAGCCTCTTGAACTCCAACCATGTTTAGCAATCTCTGCTTACGCTTTTTAAGGGCGTCAAGCTTTTGAATACCTGCTTCATTTAAAGCGGTCCCCTCAAGTCTGGCTAATTCGTTTTCTACTTGTGTAAGCTCGTTTACAATACGCTTAGCCTGAACATCTGTATATCCTAACGCTTTTAATGCGTTTATTGCTTTTGTTTGAGCTCCTTTAGTTGTTTTTTGTTTTTTAGTTTTTACATCTTGACCGTCCCTATCCGTGCCTGGCTTACCCAAAGCATTTCTACTTATTGTTCTAAATGCAGAGTAAACTTTAGACTTTAAAGATGATATTCTTTGTCCGCTTGTCGTAAAATCATTATCATGATCTGCTTCAGGCATATTCTCGTGAGCCCTCCTAGTTTGATCAGTCATATCGTTCTGCTGAGAATTAACATCATTACCCTCAGCGTCTTGATCTACACTAGCTCTAGGCACAGAAGGTCTTTCTTTTGCCCCTTGCTCTATATCAAGTTTTCTCTCATATAGATTGCCAAATCTCTCCTCTAATTTTTTTCTTGTCTCAGCATCCTTCTCTACATCTATTTCATCTTTTATCTGAGCAAGCTCTCTGTTTATTGCGTTAACCTCTTTTAACTCAGCTTCAGTAAGTTTATCATATTCTTTTGCCCCTTGAGAATCGGTCAATGCTAGCATTTTAAATAATCTAGCTCTTTTCTTTCTAAGGTTTGTCTGTGTGGTTGGATCAGAAGAGTTTCTTATTCTATCGTCAATTTTGTCAAGCTCAGCTAAAATTATTGTTCTAGAGTTTTGTATTTTGCTGTGCGCCATATGACTTGTGGCAGCCCCAAATGTAGATCCTGGTACAGCCCCTAAAAGACCGCCAAGCCCAGCATCCATAATAGCATAATAATCAATAGGCTCTGGCTGCCTACCGTTAGACCAATCAATAAGATACCTTGTGGCTTGATCAACAGCCTCAATAGAGGCCTCTTCTAACCATTCAGCTCCTATTGATTTACCAGCTTTAGCCCATATATCTCTTTTTCTCAAACCTCTAAGCGCCTGTCTCATGGCTGTCTTTCTAGCTTCAGAGCTACCAACACCTGTCATAGCGTTACGTATACCCTGCATACCCAACTTTTCAGCTCCAACAAATATACTTGACATGACCGCCTCTGCTCCACCTACTACAGTGGATAAAAACAACTTCTGACCGTAGCTCATATCTTTTCTATCTCTAACTGAAGCGTATGTACTACCAGCACTTCTCAAGCCAAAGAAACCAGCAGTTCCTTTTGTCATTAGCTGACCAGTCATGATTTGCTTAGTTGCGTCTTTCCTGGCTTGAGTTCCGAAGTATCTACTACTAAACTTTTTTACAGCCATACCGCCAGCCTCCTCTAAAGCTTCTTTTCCAGCTTGCTTAATTAGGCTACCTCTACCCATAGTCACAGCAGCTATAACTACGTCTGGCAACACCTCTCCAAAGGTATTTAAAGCTTTTACACCAGCATCACCCCAAGAGGCTTTATCACTCGTTATACTTTCCCACAACCCCATATTTCTAACTTCTGGGTTGTCCGCAAACTGCGCTTTATTTCTAGCAGAGTTAAATGCAGATCTATACGACTGAATCTTTTGAGCTTTTTTGCCGTAATACTCAGCTTTTCTTTCATCCAAAACGCCATCGTAGTAAAGAGCCTGAAGCCCTCTAAAGCTACCCTCTAAGTTTTCTACCCAACCGCCAATAACTTCCTGAGTTTTTGCAGCTGCATTTCCAAAAGCTCCACCTCCCCAAGACTCGTAAAGAATGTTATAATCAAATTCTGCTTCTTTGGATATTCTTAAAAACTCCTGTAAACCTTGATTATATTCGTCAGCTCTAGATTTAAACTTGCTAGCCTCTAAAAGAGCGTTATGTAAATCTACGTCGCTTTCTGGATTTAGGTTATATTCTATACCCATATCGCCATAAGCAGCAGAGAGCTGTGTCATTTTTTCTCTAGCTCTATTATCGCTATTGTCCTGCATCCTTACAGCCATAGTCTTTAATCCCTCAACAGTAGCTGGATCAGATAAATCATAATCATCAAATATTGGATTTAAAGTGCCATCCTCTTTCATCATCGCTAATAGCTCATCAGCATCCTCCATATTTCCATCCGTTAGATGTTTAAGAAGGCCGTAAGCTATAGCCGAATTGTTATAATCTTCGGCAAGAGAGTGTTGTAGTTTTTGTACTGTTATATGCTGAGCAGTAGCCCCCTGAATACCCTGTGCTGTTTGTATAGCGCCTTCACTTCTGTTTGCCATACTCATTGGGTTGAATTGACGAACAGCATCTATTTGTTCGTCATCATAACCAGCATCTCTCATAGACTGCTCCCAGTCGTAACCAGATCCTATATTATACCAATGAAGTCCTGTATGTGAGCTCTCTACCCATGGGACGCTTTCTATACCCATAGCTTGAAGCCACCACGGAGCTTGTGATGTAGCAGCCTCACCGTCTTCCCAGTGGCCATACCAATCTACCTCCTCAAAGTCTTCTAAAGATTCGGTCCACTTTCTATCCCTTTCTGCTTTCTCTGCTTCTCTTTTATCTCTTTGCTTTCTTTGTCTTTCTTGTTCTTCTTCAAAAGCAGCAGCATCTATTTCATACTTAGCATACATCGTAGCCCTTACGTCAGCCTCATTGTAACCGTCCCAAGTACTCATCATACCTACGATCTTATCAGCATCCCATCCAAGATCAAAAGCTCTATCTATTACATCAAAGTCTGCTTGTCTTTTTTCATTCTCCATCTTAGCCAGCTCTTCAGGGTCCATAGTTACCTGATTTAAGCTAGCAGCTAGGTCTGGATTTAGTTCAAAAAATCTAGACTGTGGAGCACCGCCTTGCGGCTGCCCCTCATTACCCCTTGTTAGTTGTGTAGGGTCGTTTGGGTCAAATCCGTTTGCCATAGGTTATATTTCTTCTGTTGTTGAATCTTCCTCCACCTCTGTTTCCGCTACAGCGTCTGCGTCAGGATCTATACTTCTGTCAGCTGATTCAGCTCTAGCTATAATTCCTGAAACATAGTTTGTAGCAGTAGCATATCCTCCATCTTGCAATGCTTCTAAGTATGCTTTACCAGTTTTAGCTTTTAGGGCTTTCGGGAAGTTTTGTTTTATAAACGCCATATACCCTTTAAAACCGTCTTCTGGTGTAGCGAACACTAGGAATGGTTCTCCAGGAATTGATACTCTAGTTTTGGTTGGATCTGTTGTATCCTTCCCTTTATTTATTAATAAGTTTCCGTGTTTCTTTTCAAGCCTTTTAAGAGTTGCAGCATCAACAACCTCTTCAGTTCGTATATAGTCTATAGTAAAGTCAACTCCAGCCTCCCTCAGTGCTTTTTGTGTTTTGTTTGCGCTTCCAGCTTTCATACCAAAGAAGTTGTTGTTAGGCATCTGGCTACCCCAGTTAGACTCAACAGCACCTTGCGCTGCAGCAGCCTCAGGGAATGGGTGTCCAAGAATCTCAAACATTTCAACATAGCGATCAAAAGCTTGTGTTTTGAGAGTCTTATCTGGGTTGTTATATCCGCTAGGAACTATTATCTCTGTTTCCCATTGTGCGATACCTCCATCAGGTTCAGTTTTTTCTTCACCTTCGATAGTTAGTACTCCATCCTCGGATGAGTAAGTAACCTTTCTTGGCTCTTCGCCATCAGCTCTTCTTTGAAGCTCTTTGAAATATCTACCAGCTCTGCTATCAATAGGGTTATTTATAAGCAATTGGAATATTTCATCTTCTCCTTCAGGGCCTTCAAATTCATAAATTCTTTCTCCTGTTTCAGGGTCCACAGCATATGATTCTGCATCTTGATATCCTAATTCATCTTGAAGATCTCTAGTTTCTTGTCTTCTCTGTATCCTTCTATTTTTTAATTCCTCTGCTCTATCTTCCTCTTCTCGTCGTTCATCTCTCTGCTCTTGGCGTCTTTCTTCTGCTACTTCTTCTCTTCTTGCTTCTGCATCACCTTCTGTTTTTCTTCTCTTAGCGTCTTCTACAGGGTTTGGTAATACATTTTTGATTTGGTTATAATCTTGTTTTGCATCTTTATTAACATCTTGAGGGCTTATTCCTCCAAGAGTAAACAAACCTTTGAAACTATCGCCTATACCAGCCCCATACACATCCATGTAATTGTCTTCGGTAAAGTTGTCGTATATTTCTTGTTGAGCTACCTCAGATACAGTAAGTCCTAGTTCTCTGTATTCCTCATTGTCTCCAGTATAAGCTGTATGATCGTTCAGTCTCTCTTGAATGTCCCCCCTCAAAGTACCGCCTTCTGCGTATCCAGGTATATCATCTAGAGCTGCAGAATATAGGTTTGCTCCTTGAGTAGACCTTTCAACTATAGCTCTATCAGCCTCGATTAACTCCATAGTTTCTTCGAATGCTGCAAACTCATCAGGATCTGAAGGTAAAGCTGCATTTCTTTGTTCAAGTAAGTAATTCTGATAAACTAAATTGTCACCAGTTCCCAGAGTGTTAAATATCTCTTCACCAAGACCACCCATATTTGGACCTACTTGCACATCAACATATTGTATAACTGTTCCGTTCTCACCTATGTCTAAGCCAAGAGGGTTGTCATCGTCTGTTACAGGCACTTCAATAGCAATTGTTGCAAACATAGCTCCTGGATTTTCTGTGTTCATAGGGTTAACACCAATATTCTGTATTGTATAGCCTTGCGCTCCAGCAGGCAGTCCCTCCACATTTGATCCTGTAACCTCAATAGTGTTCACAAGACCTCTCATGTCTCTTTGAGCGCCTCCCTCTCCAATATCAAACCTTCTTGTATCTGGGTTGTAAGTTGAAGTATTTACAGTTCTGAATAAAGAGGTATTAAATATTGCGTCCTGATCATCGCCACCGCCGCCGCCACCGTCGTCGCCTTTAATCTGAGGCGTTGAGTAACTCTCGTTGTAGTATATGTTTTCAGCAAAATTTCTAATATTATCAAGCTCTGCCTGGCCAGCAACGCTTAACTCTTCTCCGTTAATAAATTTCAGTTGATCTTCTTCGCTTAGCTCAAACGTACCCTGCCCAGCTCTTTTAAGAGTGTCAAATAAAATTGACTCCCTCCAATCTTTAGCCATGGGTGAGTCCGTTGTCCACCAGTCTTCAAATAGTCGCCCCACCGCATCTCTGTGAATATCTTCTGGGTTAGTACCTATTCTTGCGTAATCTTGTGAATCGTAAGTGCTTTTGATAAAAGTTAATCTATTTTTTGCAGGATCGCTTTGAGCGATATCCATAATACTTGGTAAATCAGCTTCTATTGTTTCCCCAGAATAATTTGATGCATTAGCGTAAGCATGCATTTCGTATATACTCTTAACCTCAGAATCATACCTAAACTCTCCTGTTTCAGGGTCAATCACAGGTTTATCGTTTTCATCTAATAAAACCTCTCTCCCCATAAGCCCACCGTTTTCGTCATACACATACTTACCGTTCTCCATAACTGGCTCAAAGTAATTATTATGGTATTGATCAGCGTTTTCAAGAGTCGTTAAGCTATTGTTACTGTAAATTCTTTTACCTGTACCAATACCACCCATTTCGCTCATTCTAGAGTCCTCAGCTGAAGTGGTTGCGCTAGTAAGAAGCGTCGACCTTCCGTTCTTTACATCTTCATTATTATGACCTATCATACTGTTGTATGAATTTGTAATCTTTCTTAAGTTTCTAGCAAATCCTACAACATCATACTCTTGACCTTCATATTCTCCTACACCACTAATGTAGTCTTGAACGTCTCTTATTTGCTGCTCAAACGCAGCTCTCATATGCGGGTTTGTTATACTCGCTGCATTAAACCCAGACAACTCGTTTATAGCTTGAGCTCTAGAGTTTTCTTCATTCTGTAACCTAGTTCGCTCTTGTAAAAGCGCTGCACGCTTTTGATTAGCTAACGCAGTTAAAGAGGCTGTAAATCCTTGTTCAGACATTACGCTTGTTTATCAAATTCATTAAACATTCTATTGTAAGCTTTCAAAGCTTCGTCTGGAGGTAGGCTCTGTATTGCATCTACTTTGTTTTCTGGCACAACATACTCCTGTCCAGTTAATTCCATTGTTCTACCTTTTGTATCCTTAGCTATCTCACCATCTTTTGTTACAAGTGTAAGAGGGTTAGTTTCATGAGAAAAAGCACCGCCAGTCTTAAAAGTACCTCCCTGAGCTTTTTTGTCTGTTTTTACTTCAGGAGCTGGATTATAAAGTCCTTCAAGACCAAGAGCTAAGTCCCCAGCTTTACTTACAATTTGACCAGCTTGACCCCAGTAGTCTATAGGTAGTCCAGCTTGTGTAGCCATCATATCAAACTGCAGTCTTCTTTGTCTACCTCTTTCTTTGGCTGTAAAAACTTGCTGCTGATACGATTGTTCCGCATTAATGAGTTGAGTTAAAGCAGCGTCTTTTTGTTTTTGAATAATTTGTGCAGCCTGAGCTGGATTTACTCCCTGCTGTATAAGCGTAGCTAACGTAGACGCTCTTTCACTATCATCACCTCTCGCCTGTAAGTAAGCTAAATTTCTTGCTGAAGGATCTACTACGCTAGGATCTCCAGCTACGTCAGCAGCGTCCTCAAAGGCTTTAACGGTTTCTTCTTGTCTATCTCCCGCTGTAATTAAACTACCGATATCACCAATTAAAGAAGCACCTTTAAGTATGCTCCCAATATCACCCATTGTACCCACTTCGTACTCTACCTCCTGTGTGCCTTTTGTGGGGTCTACAAAATTAGTGTTTTTGACACCAGAACCACTTCCAGCTCCGCCCTCAGCTCCAGTTGTATCAATAACATCAGTGACTACTGGTGCTTCATAGTCCTTATACTCTTCTATCCCTAAGTCTTTAAGAATTGACTGAGTTGTTACCGAACCTCTTAAATCCGCATCTGAAATGTTTTCAGTTCCGTAAAGCTGCGGTGCGCCCCCAGTTATTTGCGTCGTAAGAGACTCTACAGCTGCTTGATATGCGTCCTCTGGATTTTCATAATACACGTAACTACCGCCAATTCCTGAATTTCCTGGATCTGGCCTATCCTCGACAGGAGTATTTAAATAGTCTGCAAAAGCTTGAACAAAGTCTGGTGAAAGACCAGGAACATCACCCACGTATTCTATTCTGCCGCCAGGCTGAAAAGACTTCACCTTTTCACCCCTATTTCTCCTGTTATTAAGGAGTTTTAATATATCTCTTGCTGCCATACTACTGCAAATTTACTAAATTAATTGCTTCCGTGGTCCAACCTAGTTGGTTCATAGTTTAAATTTATTTGATCTAGCTCAAAATCTTCTGTTCCGCTTACACCCAAATCTAACTCTAAGTCTGCATATTGACCTTTTGGATCTGCCCCATTAATTTTGTTTGGAGTTAACATGTACACTACGGCAGGACTACCAGCAGAAAATCTACCGCTTAGGTCGTCAGAAAGATTATTACCAAGATCAAAATAAAGATCTATTTGCCCCTGTAAAATATCTAACATTATTTCAGAAGTTTGTTCATATTCTAAATCAACGATAATACCGTTTCTACCATCAATAGTAGCTTTTGAAACGCCAGATGGGCTAACTAATGTGCTGTTTAAATAATAGGCGGTTGTGTTGTTGTAGGAGCCATTTGATACATTGTCAGTTGTTTCCCCTAAAAAGCCATTAGCCCCTCCAAATATTATCTTAAATGTGTTAGAAGACATAAAGTTATGCGTGAAAAAATCCACCTCTAAAAAAAACTTTTTTAGATCGTAATTATAACCGTATATAAGTTCACCTGTAGAGATAATAGATAAAAGTTCCTGTTGAGTCGATGCACGAGTTTCAAATAGAGGTGTAATAGATCTAGCAACTCCTATTGCATTAAGGTTGCTATTTGTTGTTTTTGTGCCCCTCCCCAGCGGCGCATACAATATACCGCCTTTTTCTTCTAATCTTCCAACAACGGCATCTCTCATCTGAGCAGGTTGAGATGTGCTATTAGCAAGAAACCTTGACTGACCCCCAGATAAATTTTCTGTGCCTTCTAAAGACAAACTTTTATATAGCTTATTTACAGATAAGTTATCATTAAAACTAGCTTTTAGGGACGATTTATATTGAGTGTCATAAAAATTGTTAAATGGTCTTAACTTGAGATCATGCCTCCATAAAAGATCTGAATTTGTTGTGCTCCTGCAAGACATAAATTTTTTATCTACATACGCATAGCACGTAGGTACAAAGCTGTATCTGGTCTTCCAGAACTTAGCTCTATTGTCAAAAGCTATTGTTTTACCGTGCATAATTAATATCTATATTTTCTTTTATGAGATCTTAATTTAGATCTTGTTTCTTTTGTTTTGCTCTTTATAGCAACTTTATTTAGAGTAGTAGTTTCGTTGTTATTACTTGATTGAACGCTTTGAGCTGGTGTTGACGGGATGAATTGAGGTCCGCTGTAAGTGCTCCTTACTGTAGGCTCAGTTATATTAACATCTTCATCATCTGGATCTACTATATACTCACAGTCTATTGGTAGCTGAGATTGAATTTCATTTGACAACAATATCTGTAAGTCAGCAGTTCCAACACCCCCGTCATTATTTAAATCAGGGAATAGGTATGTCGACTCAGCTAGAGTTATGCTTCCATCAGATATTTGACTTATAACCTGGTTAAAATGAAATAGAAGGCTATCGTTTGTTATAGCTGATGGATTTTGAGGTGATCCAAGATTATAATCACACAGACTACCTGTGTACGGAAGCGGTTCTAGTACATCTGGTATTGGACACCCTCCTGTTGCATATCCAAGAACTATATCTATAACATTTTGTTCGGTATAACCCTCTGGTAGACCTGGTATTCCTTCAACACCCTCGCCTAGCAAATCTAAAGCAGCTAACACAGAAATAGATCCATCAGGATTTATCCACTCTTCTACAGTGCAAGGATTCCAAAATGGAAGTTCTGGCGGCGGTGGCGGCGGATCAGCATCTTCAAAGTCATTTAACTCATCTTCAGAGAATCCATCATCGTCATCAACTATAACATCGTCATCCAATCCAATAGTAGGATCTGTACAGCCAATCTCAGAACCGCTTAGCCCAACGTATTGACTAAATATTTCTACATACTCTAAATCCCACCCGTTTGCAGCAGCATCTAAATTAAATAAAGGTGCGCTATATGCAATATCAATAGTATTTGTTTCTGGGTTCAAGTAGTTACAAATGTTAAAAGGATAGTCATAGTCCTCCCCGTCTATACCTACTTCAGGTTCTTCGTAACCAGTTTCTACACAAGATACATTACCCTGTAAAGCTAGAGCCATTAACTGATTAAATGTTACTTCATCAGGCACTAGAGATTCGTCAACTATGTACCCTCCATCTTCAGTTTGTACTGTTACAGCTTGAAGTACTGAGAATGTAGTTAAGTTTCCATCCTCATCAAGAAGTCTAGGGTAATCACAAGGATTAAATATCGGCTGAGTTGTATCGTCACCTGGAGCAATAATTGGTGTATCTGGACAATTTTTTGTGTTTGACGTCCAAGGTCCTACGTTATAACCGCTTGCCCCAGCATAAACAGCTAGAGCAAAGTTGTAAGCGCTAGCGAATGTGCCAAACGGACTTCCCGCTACCCCTTGCTGAAAGTCCCAAGGTACACCCATTTCTGTACCTACTGGACCTCCAGTATATACGTTGTAACTGTCTTCAGGAGGCATGCCTAACCCATTGTGACTGAATGTTTCTGGATTTACCCAAGCAAAATCCCAACCAAGTAATTGAATTTCTTCAGGCGTTAACTGAGGGATAACCTCCTCCCATATGTATAATATGTCTGATGGAGTAACGCTTCCGTCTGGATTTTCAGAAAACTCATCAAAAGAACAAGGATCGAAGTACACACAGCAGTCTGCACAAGACTGCTCTGCTAGTGGGTTGTAGTTAGTAGCCACTGGATCCGCACAACCTTCTTCAGGGTATTTACAGCAATCTACGCCTGTTTCTGCGTCTGGTCTACATGGTATTGTTGCGTCAGGATCATAGTTTTCTGCTGCAGGATCCATACACCCAACGATAGGTTCTGTAGGATCTTCAAGATCTACGGGGTCTGGTATAAGCTCACCGTCTTGAGGTTGATCGTATTCATGAACACCAGTGGTTGCTATATATGGTAGATTTGAAATCGTAATTAAAAACTCATCCTTAAGAGGGTCATACCCTCCTGGTATGTAAATTTTACCACCGCCTTCAGCCTGTAGCCTTTTAGCTTCTTCAAAAATTCTGTAGAAATACGACTTCATACCCTCTTCAGATATGATTTGTATTCCTTCTGACGTCAACCTATATACCTCACTCTTTGATTTACTAGCAAAATACGTAGCAGCCTCTGTTCTAACAACAGACTCAGGGTTGTTGTCTGCACCGTACTCACCTGCAAAAAATGCTTGAACTCCAATTATGTCGCTTGTTGTAACTAAGCTTTCATTTTTCCCAGCATCAGATATGATGTTTCTTTCTACTGGAGATAAACTTGATTTGTTTTCCTGTATACACAGAAGAGAGTCGTAATTGTTTTGTATATAATTTATAGCTCCATACTCATTTGGTAGGTCTTTAAAATTACCAATACTACCATTAAATGAAGGAAACTTAATATTATTTCTGTTAAATATATGTTTATCAGAATATATAACAGAAGCTCTTTTTCTAATCTGACCCTCGTCTGACCTTATAACTTTAGGCTTACCTATACCTAACACATCATTTCCAGCAAACGTATCATTAAAAGTCATAGATTCTACATAGTAGTTTTTGAATCTAGGCGTACTCTTACCTTGGTCGTTTTCTTGATCTGTATTAAACAGTATTAAGTTTTTATACATCTCAAAGTTAGGATTAGGGTCTCCACCGTCCAGTTCAGCTACCTCTTCAAACTCTGGGACTGCTAAAGCTGTGGTTCTAAACCAAACATCACCTCTGCTAATTTCAACAGGGTTAGATTTATGATATACATTACCGTTCTCATCTTTGAGTATATCAAATACAGCGCCTATTTCATAGTAGAATTTTTCCTCTAAGTCTGCAATTTTTGAAGGAGAATATATCTCTACGGTACATATATTGTTCCAATTGTGAAAGTTCGTTGTCTCTAAATTCTGAGCTTGCTTAACTTCATTATAGCTAAACCCTACAGCTTTTGGGTTATTCTTTAATATTAAAAACTGACCAGTTCTAACATCTGCCATAAGCGGTCCTGCGTCTAGGTTGTCTTGAAACGCTCTATATAACTCATTGTCGTCTTTTACAGCTGGTAATTCTACCTGACCAAGAACGTCAAATTCATACTGGTGAGGCCATTGTCTCTGTCCAGGAGTATCGTAGTATGCTAACACCCTAAGCTTATCTCCAGGTTTGTAAATGTACAAGTCTTTATTTCCTAGTGGAGATACTGCACCAAATGCTTCGGCATACGATACATCTTTATTATGTTGTAGGTAATTTAAAGATACATATATGTTGGTGCTTCGCAAATCTTCTGGCGGCATAAACGCATCAGGAAAATTAGACTCAGCAAAGTTTGTAATAAATGCACCTCCTGTGCTATACTGTATAAAATTACCCTTTGTTACGTTTCCAGCATAAACTATTTGATAATGGTGAGCCCACTCTGGAGGGTCATTAAGTAATTCTATTTCCATAGACACCCTGCCCTTTTCTGATCTTTCTTCATCAGAATATCCTTTTACATAAACACCTTCAGAATTTTTACTAACAAAAGGTTCGCTACCTTGAGCAACTTGCTGAAATATTATAGGGTTTACATTGCCGCTTCGACCTCTTTCGTCGTAATATACGACACCAAAAGCATGAGTAGCTCTTGTTTTAAACGATCTTCCGCCTGCAATTACTTCGTCAGGTGAATAAACTTGAGCTTCTAGAGAATCAATTCTTATTTCCGCAGTCTGTAAAGTGCTTATTGTAAATAAATCAAGTTCAGCATCATTTTCGCTAGCAAGGCTGTTAGGATCTCCATGATATTTAGCCGAAGGGTTGTATATGGCTTCGTTTAGAGAGTATGCCTCAAGAGCGTCTAAAGCGTCCTGAATTTGACCTGTTTCTAATATTTTACTTCTATATGTGTAATTATATCCGTCTAAATCGCTGTAGTCTGCGTTTTGTGTTTTATTAGAATATTGAAAACCGTCTTCTGCTAAAAAGCCTCCACCAAATAAAGGCAAAAGCTGTTGTTTTGAGAATTTTGCATAAGGAGTTTCATCGCCAGCATTTACATTTTTTGTCATTGCACCTATAAAGTGCCCCCTAGGGCCTATCCTACCAGCAAAAATTACCTCTCCAGTAACACTACCAGGCTTGTAAGTTCCCGCTCCTGAATATACTATATTAGCATAAGCGTGAATAGCCTCTTGCCCGCCTCTGCTTGATCCAGGTCCTATAGCTCCATCCACCATAGAGTAACCATAATCAGTATCATATATATCGTCATAGTTACCATTTAGATAACCCATTATTCTCATCCTCCCATTGTTTTCTGTATTTGATGGAGCCTGAAAAGTTCCAGCATTATCTCCAGTCAGAGCCATATGGTCTACAGCTCTTTGAAACGGAATATGCCACGCATCTTTCCACCCACCTTGTCCCAATCCATCTCCTTCATACCTGTACTCCCAGTTCTCTGGTGTGTAGAATAAGTTGTTAAATGCGCTTATGCTTACAATAGCAGAATTTTTACCTTGACCGTTATTAGTACACTCTGGATTAAGATCTCCCCAGCTATAACTCCCACCACCTTCTCCATTCATATACCTAGGAAAGTCTGTCGGCGTAGGTGTGTATATTCTTGGGTTAAAGTTTCCAGATTGCATAAACTCTTTTGAATAGCAGTACCAAGAATCTACAATAAGTTCATCTAAACTCCACATCGTAGCATCCCTCAATCCCCATTTATCGGAATCACTTTGTGGGCTTTGCTGAGGTTCAACATAGTTTAACGAGTTATTATCATCAGCCCCACTGTCAAGTCTTTCTGCATTCATAAAAGGAATGCATGTTTGTATGTCTACGTTAGACACATCTTTAATCCTAAGATGCATAAAACCATTACCAGCATTCCTTAAACCAAATGTTACATTTGCTTTATTTACAATAAAATAACCGCAAGGGCTCTGATGCGTTAAGGAATATTCGCTAGACGATTCGTTAATTATATCTCCATTTCCAACAGCACATATTAAGTGTTTTCTACTGTCTGATCCAGATAAAACAGGTATTCTAAATGGAGATTCTATAGACTCCCCTGCATCTGTTTCTATATCACCCCCAGGCAAACCCTCATTGATAACATAAGAAAAATCTCTTTGAAGATTAACGATTAAAAAGCTTCCCGTGTTGTCACCAACTTCTAAACTTTGATCTGTTAAAGAAGCTATCAAAGCATTCCTAATAGCATTTTGTGCTTCGTTAATATCTTGTGTTGCTTGTAGCGTAACAAAAAACGAAAGCGGTTGTCCTCTTAATATAAGAGGGTTTGCTGCTGATGTACCAAATACAGCCTTACAGGAACGCCCGTTTAAAAAGTCGTGTTGACTGCTAACTGTATTCCATGTAAAATCTCCAAGCTCACCAACAGAAACACCGTTGTTTGCCCCAAAAAACTTATCCATTCTGTCGTTAAAACCAGATCCGCCTCTAGCCTCTGCTTCTGTTTGTTTTAAGCCCCATGTTTCTGGACCCACTACTGATGTGGCGGTGTCGAGTAATACCTCACCGCCTTCTACAACACTTAAGTCTTGTGAAGGAGTAATCTCTTCCCCAAGATCTAAAGATAAATGTCTAGATCCGTGAAAACTGTTTTTTGTGTTGTATATATGCCAGTTTCTGTGAGGAGATACAGTGATAAAAAGATCCACTGTTCCATTTTCTGTTATAGTAGGCGGTAAACCTTGTGTATCAATGTGATAACCTACTGTTTTTTCTTTTCTTCCAGCAGCTCCCCCTGCGTAAGACCCGTATCCTGCATGGTCTGCCACATGTTTTATTGTTGGTGTTACTTTTATCTCTTGATCAATAAAATCTTCAGGCCTATCATGATATCTTACTCTTACTCTTGCTTTAACATCTACATTATCGTATCCTTCTACGTAATTAGAATACATAAGTCTGTCAGAAACGACCGCTTGACCCTCTGCTTTTTGAGGTATGTTGTCGAATTGTTTTATTGCATCGTTTTTGTTAAACCCAGCAAAAACCTGCCTATTATAAAAATCATACGTTATGTCTTCACCGTATAATAAACCATCAGCAGGAACATCTATTTCTTCAACAGTAATCCAAGCACCCTCATTACCCATTCTAGAGAGTATTCTTATTTTGTTTATTTCTTTAGTTCTTCCATACACTTCTGCGCTCAAAACCGATTCTACAGATGCTGTATCCTCGTTAAAAACATTCTCAAAATATTGATTTCTGTGAGGTATTGTAAGTACGCATTTGTTGTTTACGCTTAAATCAGCAGTCTCATTTGCGCCTTGCTGGTAGTATGCATTTGGAACCACAATGTCAGAAAACGTAGATAAAGCGCTCTCTTCGCCACCCTTGTAAATATGCTGGTATGCAAACTGAAATCCAGATATGCCTTCAAAAGAAGATGTAGGATCCGTTGGATCTGTTTCAAATTTAGCAGTTATAGGGTATAATGGGGTTTTAGGGCAAGCCGTAATAAAGTCTTTTACGTCTACTAAATCGTAATTATTATGGTTTTCTACAAGAGCTCTAAATGGATGTATTTTTCGAGGCTCATTTATGTTGTCAGTAAAATATATAATAGGTTGAGTATCATATATTTGAGTCAAGTGATCTGCTAAATTATCATCACTTATCGTTTCAAGGCTAGTGCCTCTTTTATCAGACCTTGAATTAAATAAAGCTCTATTAATATTATTTAAAGAATAAAAGTATTTGTTCTCAATTCTAACTATATCCCCTTTAATAAAAGAATCAGACACAAAATTAAACTGCTGAGATGTGTATACTTTTCTATACCCATCAAAGTTTTCTGTTGATCCAGGTAGATATCCTGTGGGATCATATGCATAAACACCTTGATATTTAGCTTCTTCACACCACAAAAACAAATAAACAACATTTGCTTCATGGTCAGTTACGCTACCTAAAACTCTTTTTTCTAAATCATTTGGAACCCCATCTATGACGTCTGTATGTGGGGGAACAAATCCGTTACCTCTACACGGCTTTAAAACACCAGCGTTGCCGCTAGAATCATTACCTTCTGTAGTATCCCCAGAATCTCTAAAATCATGTGTAGCTACTAAGTTTACAGCATCTAACATTTCGTCAGATTTTCTGAGCCTAGAATCTGCAGCAGAATTTATCTTTCTTGGTCTTATTTTATTTACTGCCATTAGTATTTAGGTGCTAACTTAAAGTTTTTACGTATTGTCTTAAGAGCCTCCTCTTTAGAGAAGTTACTTAGTCTTGCCTTTGCCTTTCTTCTTTCGTTGTAATATTCAGATCTAGCTCTAGCTTTTTCATTAGCAGGTACTGTTGATTTTCTTTCACATAACTTGTAGTATATGTATGTCCTAAGAGCTTCCTCTGCATACACATGAATGACTGGGTTAGTAGATCTAGCCTCGTCAGATATATATTCAAGAACGACCTCTGCAACATCATTAGAGGTATCAACCTCTATTCTGTTTTGATCTAAATTAATCCTATACTCCCCCTGCATATGACCGCCTCCAGTTCCATAAAGTCTTCCTAAACCTCCCTGATAAGCATAGTTTTCAAAAATATAAAAATCATACTCGTCAGAAACGCCTGAACTAACATTAGTGTTTGTTTTGTCGTCCTCTCTGTCTAGTATTAAGTTGTCGTGTATGTGAAGCGGTCCCTGGGCGCTGTCCACCTTTGAAGTTGTATCTGTATCTACAACGCCATCACCATCAGAGTCTACTTGCGTAATTCTTCTTGATTGATTCAAGTTTTTGTTCTGACCTAAAACTCTTAATAATCCATCAGATCCTACTGTTCCAATTTTTAAAAGGTCAACAAAATCGTCAGGCAAAGCAACTGTATTGTTGGTTGTGTTTACATCCAGCTTAATTGATTTCACTCTTGACGTAATATCAAATCCAAACTCACGAATACCTCTAAGCGCTATATTACGAATCATTACATCTGAAGCCGAGCTAACGTAATCATCATTATCTATTGTGATAATATAATCATCTATAACTTGTCGTAGCGGCACGTAATTCATGCCTGAAGAGGAAACGTCGTTGTATGCCATTACGAGGCTGTTTTATTTATTAAAAAATCATCACGTAAGCTAATACCAATAAGCTTTGCCATCTCATAAGTTAGTTTGCTTTTGTAATGTTCTGGTAGATCAAAGTTTCTGCAATTTATAGGTATTGCAATTTCAATACCACCAAACTGATTTGCAGCGTATGTAGGCGTAGACATTGAGTCTATATCACCCATTTGACCGCCACCAACAGTGCTTGTTGCAAAAACAGATCTTGGTTGTCTGTAATATGTTAAATAAATAGAGCTTATAACTGAAGGAAACAATTCTATCTTATCTCCAATCAAAGCGACTGGAAATGATTTAGTAGGGGTGGATAGATTACTGCTTAATATTCTATCAGCTTTTTCAGGATTAAGTAACACCTCAACCGATGTTCTTTCCCTATCAGTAAGACTTATTGAGGATATTTTAGACAAATCTCTCGGTTTATCAAATAACATACTATCTTCTGATGAATCAGAGTTTTCTAATAGCTCTCTTTTTGTATAGTATGCCATGTCTTCTTCTAGCTGCCTAACAAAAGATTTTTCTCTTGCTGGATCCACACCCTTTCTCCTCATATTCAAAGCTTCACCCATAGATGCAAACATTGAATTATATACTTGCTGTTGAGCTAAAGCTGCAAACGAATTGAAAACTTCTGGCGTAACAAAACCCTTCTGGTCTTTGTTGCAGTAGTCTTTAAGGTAGTTGTATACTTCTATAACGCCTATCATATAGCAAATATACAAAAAGAAAAAGCCGCCCTAAAAGCGGCTCTCTCCGTCCTGAGTGTTTCGTTTATGCTAGTTTGCTTAGTTTTTCCTCTAGTGAAGATAAAACTGAAGCTCCTTTTTCTGTTAAGCAGAATCTTACCATAACGTCCATACCTTCCTGTCCCACTGGGACCGATACAATTAGTCCGTTTGAGTCAAACCAATAACAACCATCTTTCTTGATGTTAACGATTTGATAGTCTTTGGCTTGTTGAATTACCGATCTAACTTGAACTTGAGGTGAATCAAATGATTCAATAAAATCTTTAGGATTCTTCTTAGCTATATTTAAAAGATCGTACCTTATTTCTGATACTGGTCTATTGATATCTACACCAAAATATAACGCAATTGGCAGCAGCTCATTAATGTCTTTATCCCTAACCATAACAATAGCTTCTGACGTTACAAACTCTCTCTTTAGCTTGTCTTGAGCGTCTTTTTGCTTATCCACCAATCTAAATAGCTTACCACCGTTAGCTATGTTCATAGGGTGTAAATCCATAAACATTCTTAAATTTGGCTTGTCTTTTGGTACGAACAATCTACCTTCTTGAAAGGCTACAGTTTGCTTAAGAGCTTTACTTCCTTGCTCATCAGCCCATACAGATGGTTCATTTGGACAATACCTCAACTCTCTTACAGTGTCTTGTTCTGGATCGTATACTGTAACTCCCTTTTGAGGAAGCATATACACTACACCAGACCTTGATGGTATTTCGTACTCTGCGTTTTGATTCATTTGCTCTCTACGCCTAATAACAGTTTTTTTCTTCGGTGCAGGAGTCGGTGCTGTTACCGCCTCTTGTACAGGTGTTTCTGTTTGTTGCTGGGGTTTTGGACGCCCAGCTGTCCTTCTTTTTGTCTCTGACATATTAAATTAAATTACTTTGTATAAATTAAAAAGGTCTTTAGCTAACGTAGCCGAAGCTGAAGTACCTATATCTCTTTCTATAACTCCAAATCTAGCCAAATGTCCAGCAAAAACAATGCTAGCGGCTGTTGTGAAATCTTTTACAGTACCTATGTTTTCTATAAGCAAATCACCGTCTGTTAGTCCGTTAGTTTTAGTAGTAAAAGTTTTATCGTCGGTAATTGTTTTACCCTTAATAAATGCAACAAGATCTCCATCTCTGTTATGGAGGTACATATTGCTATTCAAATCTCTTCTTATGATAAACACATCTGGACCGCCCATATCATCTATTGATCCATTGGCTTCTAAATAGTTCGGCCACTTAAAAGGTGTAGTTCCGTTTTCTTTTGTGTCTGTTTGTGTGCTCGCTGGAACACCTAATCTTCCGTCGTGCCTTACACTAAATGAATACTTCTTTCTTGCTTTTCCTAAGCTAGCTTCATTAAAGTCAGCTACTTCTGGATGGTTGCCTCCAAACCCTATAGTTTCACCAGCTTCATCCCCGTATAAAACTATTGGATTAGAATAGCCAAAATCTCCAGTATATTCTCCAAAAACGCAATAAATAGTATAATCTCCCTTTGCTGTATATGCAGGCACATTAAATGCATCTGTATTCTGTATACGAACAGATTTGGTTCTAATTCCGCTAGTAGCTGGATCATCCTCACATGTTGGAGTTGTACTACCTAATCTAGGCGTATTGTAAGTTGATCCAGAAGTTCCTGAATTTATCCAAGTGGTAATCGTTGCGCCGTCAGCAAAGTCAACTAAGCCTTGATGGTTTAAGTCAAAAGACGGAAGGTTTTCTTCTCGTCCAAAGTTAATTTCTCCAATGCTGTTTTGATATTTTTTTTCTTCTGAGCCCTGAGCTTTCTCTCCAGTCTCTACATTAATTGGGCTTTCTTTAATAGATATTGATACATCGTCTTTAGAATCAACAACAGCTCTTTGAAATGTAGATGTTCCTTGAACACTGTTAAAAACAATCTGTTTATTTTTTTGCTCAGATCCTATAAAATTAATTATATCTGATATCAAAGATATTTCGTCACCGCTTCTACATGATATGTCTACGCTAGTTTTTTCAATAGCTGTGTTTTCAAACAACTGTATATCATCATAGATGCTGCTGTCTTTAAATACAATTTTTACTTTACCAGTAGAGGCACTAATTAGAGACACGTTTTGTGCTGGAATAGCAACTACGCTTATTCCAACTCCCGTATCAGAAGCGGTTACGCTGCCTGGTGTTACGTTTTCCCTAATAAACTTGAAAAATTTCATTCTACTAAATTACACACAAATATACGACAAAGAAAAAGGCCCCAGAAGGGCCTTTCTCATTAAGTTTCAGCTTAATTAATCGCCAAGTACCATGTACTCAACAGCAAAGTAAACTTCACCTGCAGTGAAAGCTCCAGTAGAAGCTTTTACCTCACCGTAGATTGCTCTTTGATCAGCTGAGTAAGCAGCGTCAGCAACAACAACTACAGCAGCAGCGCCACCTAAAGAAGTGTTTCTTTCTGCATCAGTACAGTTACCTTTACCAGCAGCCAATGATGTAGACGAACCAACAAGTCCGTCAGCATCAAGAGCAACGATTTGAGCACCACTAGCAGCAGTTCCAAAACGAGTTCCAAGAGTAGCCGTAGCATAAGCAAGGGCAGTTTTTACAACAGCGTAGCAATCCAAGATAACAGCGTTAGCTGGGATTAACATAGGCCCTGAAGTAATTGCATCAGAAGATGCTACAAAAGATGCGCTTGTTTCAGCAACAGACACAACTCCTTTGTTTGCTCTCACCTCATTTGCGTCAAGCTTTGAGAGAATTAATTCATTCATTATTTCTAAAAATTATTTTCGTTATTAAAAAGTTAAATGCAAAAGGGCCGAAGCCCTTTCACGTATTAGTTATTAGGCGATTGACGCATCAACAGTATTCATACTTCTTACGTATGCGTGCCATCTTTCAGCATCACCACCAACGCAATTTATTAGCTCAATTCTAGATCCAGCTAAAGCATTAGTAAACGTCAAAATATCGTGATCTGTACCACCAACGTCAGCCGAAACAGCATCAGAAGCATTACTAAATAAAGTAATGTTGTCATTGCCGTCTTGACCGTTTGTTTGAATAGTAAACGCTTTGTTAACATTTTCTGCAATGATGAAATCACAAAACCAACCTACCTGAGTTCCCACTGCTGGCAACTTGATATTTAAAGCATTCGTTGGAGTAACGTAAATAACGGCTCCACTATCTCCAAGGCCAAGCGTCAGCTCATTATTATCATTACCAGAACCAATCTCAAGCACCTGCTTTCTGTAACCAAAACCTTCATTTCTAGTTGAAGAAGTTGAAGTTCCTGTAACCGATACACCTATGCCATCTGTACTCACACTCGCCACAGCGACACCATCGAAGTCTTTAATACTAGCTACTCCCGATTCACTATTTGAAAGTGTAAAACTTCCATCACTAACCTGAAGTGACCCAAAGTACGCAGTATTGTTACCGCCTTCAATTAATACTGGTGCTGTGCTAAGGTCGATATGCGGGCTACACTTCTCATCGTTACTTTTATCAGCAACAACAATAATGCTTTGCTTGCTGAAGTTAATGTCTTCAACAATAGCCTGCATAACCTCTTTACCTTTACCTGAAGCAACAGTAATATCAACTACGCTAATATCACCGCTTCCAGCGTCTTTGTAAGCTATCTCCAAACTTGTAGCGTCACCCATACCCATCATTTCTATACTAGAAACAGGGATAAGTCTTGAACCATCTACCTCACCAGCCGTATCGTCTGGATTTATATATAAGAATTTTTTACTTGTATCCATATTTTCTAATTATTAACCGATTGTGTCAAGAGTAGACGTTGCAAGAGCAGTGATATTAACGTGAGCATATGTGCCTACGTTATCATCAGCAACTACAATGAAAGGTTCCTTACCTTTTCTGATTTCATTAGCTAGAGATTTAATAACCTCTTTACCTTTGTTGTCAGTAATCACTAAGTCTGCTTCTACTTCGTTACGTACATTAGCGAAAGGTGTTGACGTACTACCAACTCGCGCATCGAATCTAAGGTCAAGTGACTCGCCGTCACCGTCAACCTCCATTTCTACAAGCTTTCTTGCAGGAACACAGATTGCGTCACTCGTACTGTTCGCAAAAAACATAAATTTTTCCATAATATTATCTATCTTTTATAGGTACATTACCTAGTTAATATTAACCTTTAATTACAACGTGTTGGTTAGCAGCACGTACACAAAGAGCAATTTCTGAACGGTAGTGGAATACTGCATTGTCAGAACCTACATCACCATTGTTGTAGTGACCTAGGATACTTCCTGTTACCCAGTGCTCCATCTCACGGTTGTATCCGTTTGCTTCTTTATAGTACATAGCTAAAGCTGGCGCCTTCATTCCGCTACGAGCATCTGTTACTTGAGACAGAGGAACCATAGCTCCCTGAATAAAGTTAGATGTACCTAGAAGAGTTGGATCGTTAAGAAGCTTCCAATCGTGCTTATGGAAAGTGTATCCACCACGAGTAAACGACTTAAATCCAAGCTTTACAGCCATGTCTGCGTCGTTGTTGAATGCTCCGAATTGTCCTGGAAGACCAGTAGTAACACCACCAGAAAGACCCATAGCTAACATATCGTCAATTGCTAAGTCTTGCTTTCTGTTTAAGTACATAGCGTACTCAGAAGGTGCACCTTGCTTATCTAACTCAAGGATGATATCATCAAACTCACCAAATGTGTCCATTGGTGAAGAAGCAGCGTTGCTTACTTGAATACCACGATCTTCGATAGCTGAGAAGTAACCCTCAGAACCAGCCAAATCGTTGTCTAAAGCAGTACCAGCTGTTCCGCTGTGCTTCTCTCCAAATAGCATCATAAGCTCACGACGGTCCTCAAAACGAGCGCGAGCTTCCTGCTCACCCTTCATGAACCAACGGTATTCACCGCCTCCGATATTTACCCAACCGATGTTAGTTGCTTGTGATCCGTTTACCTCGTAACGATCTTTTACGATCATGAATGGGTTAGAACGACGGATTACACCTGGATCGTCAAATCCAACAGGCTGATTTGTTCCTTGAGCGTACATATTACCAAGCTTGATCCACTCTCCGCCTACAGCGTCGTAGTGAGTTCCTGAAGTAATTGCTGCGTTACCGTTCAAAAGAACCATTGTTACGTTTGATGCAACACCAGTTGAGAATCCACCAGCTTGAACAATGTAACGAGTTCCTGTTGAGCTATCCATGATAACATCGTTTACCTCTACGTTTGAAGTGAACGAGTCATCACCTGCTGCAACAACAATGTTAGTTGTGTTGTTTGTAATGTTAGCAACAGCGTAAGTGTACGTCTTGTGACGACGACCCATCTCCCACCAGTCAATCTGATCAGATGATCCTCCGCTATTGATAGCGCCTGTTAGTTTTAAGAAACCAGTGATACCTTGCTCACCGTAAGTTTCAACCAGGTCAGGCATAACCTGGTCTTTTGTAGTTTTAATAAGAGTGTCTACTGTTGTGTACGTCTCTGGAGAAATTCTAAATGCTCTATTCGACGTAGCATCAATATTTGGTAGATCTGTACCTCTTGTACTTCCTATACTAGCCATTTTTTCTTAGTTTTTAAATATTAAATGTCACCTTATCTCTAGTACCTCTCATTATTTGTTTTACTTGATCGGCTAGAGGTGATGATTGATTTTGATCTCCCATCTGTGGTGACTTGTTTGAAATATTAGCAGCTTTATCAACAATACCTCTTTGCCCATCGCTGAGCCCTTGAGTGTAAGCTGAAGAAACTATTTTATCAATATTGTCTCTTACAGCCATAGTTGATGAAAGCGCATCAAAATCCCAGCTTCCGTCTTCATTGACAAATTCATCAAAAAAAGTTTCTATGCTGGCGTTGCTCTGCTTTAACTGATTCTTGTATGCTTCATCAAAACCGAATGTAAATTTTTTATCTCCAGAAAGATCAAACTCTAGACCTTCCAGATTATCTACTTCGTTAGACATATCGGCAATCCAATCATCGTTAACAAAAGAGCGAGGTTCAGCCGCTTGAGGTTGTGGAGCTAAATATTTAGAGCGCAAGCCCTCAATATTCTTTCTAGCTTTATTAGCCTCCATTTTAAGCTGAAGTTTAGCAACATTAATTTCATCTTCTGACGCTAAGTCATCGTTGATATTATACTTGCTGTTGAGAAGCAGTTCCACTTCTTGAGCTGTGAGTTCTGGATTTTCTGTTGCTATTTGCACCTTAACTGCTGTTACGTCGTCCATCTCAGACGGATTTAACTGCTGGTAAGCAAACCAATCATTAGGATTTCTGCCAGTGTCATTAACAAACCTGGCAATAGCCTCAACTCTTTCGTCAATTTGTGTTGTGCCTTCACCCTCTGAAAAACCATCAAAAGACGTAATTTCTCTTCCAAGCTTCTCGCTTAGAAACTCTAAAACCGCACCTTCGACTTGTTCATCGGAGTAATTATCATCAGGCATAGCAGACTCTTGCTGTTGACCTGACTGTTGTGATTCTACTTGAGGAGCTACCTCAGGAGTAGAAGTTTCTTGAATAGGTTGAGACTCCTGTTGTGGAGCCTCTTGTGTTGTTTCGTTTTGTGGTTCTGACTGCATAGATGCAGACAGTTGTTCTGGTGTGTCGAATACCTCGAAGCCACCAACTGATTCTTTATTTTCTTCCATTATATTTAATTGTTAATTTCTATTATAGTGTAGTGCTGCCTGCTTTAGCGGGACCAAAGTAACATACAACTCCGTCACTTTCTTGATCTCCTGAAAGGCTTACACAAGTCCATCTACCGTAAATTGTCATACCCTTTGGGAATACATTACTCGTGTCCAGAATGAGACCGCCTCCACCTTTAGTATTACTTGCAAAAGAATGAGCAGCGGTAGTTACTGTGGCTGGTCTGTCAAGCTCTATTGCTGAAGCGTCAGCAGCCCCTGATGAGTCAAATCCTACTCTTTTTACTTTCGCTATAAAAGCACCCGTCGATGATAAATACATAGAGTCACCTACCTCAGCTGTAGCGTCCCCATCCATATCTATAAACGTACCTGCAGTAACTCCTGTAGAAACAGTATCTGCTGCAGTTGCATGCGAAGCTGATATTGTGTTTATAAACGTATCTGGATCTTCAGCAGTAAGAATATCAAACTCAGTATCACCTAAACACTGAATAGCCACTACAACCATTCCATTAGGGGGAACTAAAACTCCCGCGTCTGTATCTAAAAATGCACTTCCTAATTGACCAAATGCCATTTGATTTGACATTCCTGTATTTGATAATGTTGCCATATTTTTTTTATTATGATAATGTTACTGCTGAGCTATCCAATCCAAACACACCGTACTCAACCATAGTGTCAATGCGTGTTGCATAAACTTTTATTGTTTTGTCTATTGCAACTGGTATAAAGGCAAACTCACCCCCACCAATCTTAGCAAAAACATCATCGTTATCAGTGTCTTGATATAAATAAATGTATTTAGTTTTTTCTTCGTCTAAATTCTTAACGTATAGATAAGCAGCTTCTAATTTATCGTTTGATTTGTAAACGACTAATGCGTCGTTATGAACAGCAGTTTTTAATACTTTAGCTCTGCTAAGATTTCCAGAATCTGCATCTATGGATGAACCCACAGTAAGATTTAAGTTAGACGATAAAACGTCTGAGCTAGATAAAGATAATGTTGATCTTACTTTTGCCATTATTCGTGTATTAATATGTATTCAACAGTTAAAGATGTGCTAACGCTAGGAGCGTATTTGAAATCGTTTGTATCTGCATCAGCAGCATAAGGCAAAAAAGCAAAATCGCCTGCATACAGCCTACCAATTTTTTCCGAGTTCATAAAAATAGTTATAAACTCTGACGCAATTGTAGATAAGTTCTTTATATATATCTTACCCGCCATGTTGTCGGTATAGTCCGCACCATCAAACAAAGTTATTGTGTCTGTTGCGGTTGTAGTTTTTCTTGCTAAACCAGTTGCGTCTGTCATACCAACAACAGTTCCAGCTTTAGTAAGTATAGCTGAAGTCCTAAGAGTTAAAGGATCGCTTGTTAAATCTGAGCTGTCTAAACTAAATGTTGCTGTTATTGTTGCCATCTTATATTAACCTTCGTGGAAAAATCCAAATTCATAACTCATTCCTGCCGCAGAGGTAGAAGCCTTAATGTCCTCCGTTCCATCTACAGGTATTAACATCCAATCTCCTGGATATAATCTACCAATAATTACATTACTGCCAACCTCCATTAAGATGTATGTGCTAGCAGCTGTTGTTGATGTATTTTTAAAATACAATTTTCCAGCCTGATTATCAGCATACTCTGATGCAGCTACAATAGATATGTCGTTTGTTGCGGCTGAAACCTCTCTTCGAGAAAGGCCAGTAAATTGAGTAATATCATCGCTAGTCCCAGCCTTAAGAAAAGTTGTTTCCACTGAGAAAGCAGCTCCCCCTGTGAACTCCGATGCATCTAATGTTAATGTTGCTGATGTTGCCATGTTTTAAATTATTATGATGATACTGCAGCTTGAGATAAAACAGCTACTTCTACAGTCATACCAGCAGCGCTAGTATCAATGTCAACATCTAATGTTCCGTCATATGGAAAGAAAGTCCAATCCCCTGGATATAATCTACCAAGCGGTTCATTTGCACTAGAGTCTATATCAACTGTTACAAAGCCGCTAGAGCTTGCATTTCTAATATATACTTTATGCGCAACTGTTGTGTCCACGTAATCTGCAGCAGCTACTACATTTGTGTCACTCTGCGTAGACTCAAAATAAAGAGTGTTCACTCCAGTGAATTGATCTAATCCATCGTCTGCTGAGTTAGCCTTTGTCAATGTAGCTGTTTCGTTTACAGAAAGAGCGTCGCCTGTTATATCGCTAGTTAATCGTATTGTTGCTGTAGCCATTTTAATAGTTATTTATGCAAATATACTTATTTATCTGATTTGTTTTTTTTCACCTTAACCTTTCTTTTCCTTCTATATCTAGAAACCCTACCTTTAGTGCGTTTTTCTGCAGCGGCCCTTCTTTTTTCTGAAGGGCTTAATTCAGACCATGTAGCAGGCGTATCTTTTGACACACGAACTGTAGGTCTAAATGTTCTGTCTTTACCGCTATATCTTTTTTTACCTCTTGGGGTTCTCCACTTCTCTTTAAACCAGCGTTTAAGTGCTAAACCTTTTTTAGTTTTGCGAACCCTAGGCATTAGTTCTTACTCTTATTACCCCAGTTAGCAGCACCAACTTTACGACACTTAGCCAAAGCACCTGAAGCATAAGCAGAAGGCCACTTTTTATAACGTGCCTTTACCTTGTGGTAGCAAGCATCTTTAGTCGTACCACCTTTCTTGAATTCTTTTTTCTTTTTAAGATTTGGCATGGTTTGCAGTTTTAAATTTAGCTTTAGGCACAGCGCCTGGATGGGGTTTATAATCGCCCTTCATCAAGTAGTACCTACCACTTTCTTCCATCCAGTGATACCCGCTAGGTGGATCAACTGAAACGGTCTTGCTAGATATGGTTAATTTTTTTCCTTTTTTTAGTTTTAAAGCTTTCATATCATTAACATCTACAGCGCCACTTTCTTAGTGCCTTGTTTATTCTTGATTTAGGATTTCTTGCTGTTTTAGCGCTAGTTCTTCTCTTCTTCATTCCACACATGCGCTTACAAAACGACTTTCTTCTTTTAGCTCTCTTACCTTTTGGTGAAGACTCAGTAACTGCAGTCTTTAATTTACTGCCTGGATTAGCTGCACGATAACGTCTTACACCCTTAGCCGTTAAACCTCCAGAAGGAGATTTATCTCCACTTTTAATGGAGAACTTCTTAGGCATTTTATTTTTTCTTTTCTTAACCTTAGGCATTAGAAGTCACTCATTATAATTTCATCAACCGCTTCTTGCACATCATCCTGCGTAGCTTCAAGCTGCATCATAATGTTGGCTTGAAATCTTTCTACTTCTTCTCCGTCATTAAATACAATTACAGTAGGTACTACAACAATCTTGTGTTCTCTTTGCAAGTCTGGTTCGGCAGCTATATCTACTCTTCTCCCTTTACAGTCACTTAAATCGTCAATCCAATCCACACTGTTAGCTGCATTGAAGCTAGCGTTGAATTCTACAACACAAACCCCTGAGTCTGGTATACCCATACCAACAGATATCATTGCAAGTAAACATATGTAAAATAACCTCATCATTGTGATCTTAAAAAAGATGGTAGATTATCGGTAATAAAATCTGCAATTCTATTAACGACAGTTGGGCTTGGTCCTGCACCTGGAGCATAATCTCTAGTACCGTATCTACTAACTTTTCCAGCAAGTCTTTCATATATGTTTTCAGGCCCAAGACCTCGCGCACCTCGATTAAGATTATACTGTGGGTTTAATGGATTATACTTAGGACCTAACGCTGTTTTTAAGGCCTGCTGTGCAGGCTTTTGAAGCATCCTACCACCTAGTAAAATATTAAATATAGGGTCATTAAAACCTTCCATTGGTTGAATAGCCCCAGTCGCCCAGTTCGCTGGATTATCCATGGATGTCAGCCACCGATAATCCTCTTCTCTCTGCTTTCTTTCTGCTATAGCTTCTGGAGAATTAAATATATCATCTATACTCCTAGGCCCTCCTGATTGAATATATTTAGAATACTCTTCTTGTTCTGTTCTAGTAGTGTATGGCTTTCCTTCAAACATAAAAGTTTCTTTGCCTTCGTCTCTAGCTTTAGCAAAAGCTTTTTGGAATGGAGTCAAAGGCTTACCACCTTGATTATATTTTTTAGCTAATCTCATTGCAGTTTATCTATTTTTTCTTCGATGCGGTCTAGATCTTCTTTTAGCTCTGACACATCTTCTTGAGTTGTCATAATTGTTTGACGTACTAGCTGGTCCTTCATATCAAACTCCATGCGTGTAATCTCTGGATCTGCTGGTTCTGGTAATTCTTTAGCCAAAGCAATGTCAGCTTGTAATGTAAACCACATCCCTATAAGAGCTGCTAGCCCTGCTACACCCATACCTATTGTCTTAAGGTCAAAGGTTACTTTAGTATCTTCTCCAATTTGTTTAGCCATTACAATATCACATAGTTTAGTCCGACAGAGAAATCATGCCATTCTCGATTCCAATACTTATTGTATTTACCCTCTAAGAATACACCAAGACTCTTGTTTAATCTCCATCCAAAGATAAGGCCTGCACCGTAATCTATCCATTGCCCCCCTTCGGTGGTTTCAAAATAAGAAAATTCATCATTAGTCTTAAGATGATAAGGCATTACACTGGCCCAGCTGTGAAGCCAAAACTCTTTAGAATACTTGTAATAATCATATCCAACTACTAAAGAATAGTTCCATACACTCGGAAGCTCACTTCTCTTCCTGGCTACATAGTCGTCAATAACTTGAGGTATAATAACCTGCTCCCATACATCAACGCTGTTTGCTACAAGTGTGCCATCGGGCGCAAAGTATTCACCGCCTTGTACGTCTACAGTATAACCTTCTTGTAGAGCAAGACTGGTATAGTGGATGTTATTGTTTGATAAAACCCATTCTTCTAAAGGGTTATACCCGTAAGGCTCAGATATACGCTGAGCCATACCGATGTTAAAACTGAGGCGGTCATTTACATTAAGTCTAAATCGCTCAGAACCCTCAAAGTATTCTACATCTGCAAAACCGTCTTGTAAATATTCTGCTTTTGCTATCCAGTTTTTTGCTACATAGCGCAAGAAGTAATCCTGATCCAAGAAGTTTCTGCCCTGCTGTCTACGCCAGTCAGCTTCAAATAAAAACTCAAAACCTTTTACTTTACCAATGTTTGCTGCATCACTATAAGATTTTTCTGTACCGTCGTAGAATACATTAGCCCTGTTCTCATATCCAAACCTAGCGATCTTACGAACACCAGCTGTAATAGAATAATCGAATGGAGTTTCAACAACATTAGTCTGTAAGCCATTTGTTACGGAGTATATGTTATCGTCAGCTACAGAATTACCACCGCTAAATGCAGTGTAAAATGTGGCGTACTTAAATGTTTTCTTTAATGTTTGTCCTTTTGCCTCAAGAGTTGTGCCCAGAATAAAGGCTACAATCATAATTATAGCATAGACAAGTACAGTTAAATCTTTTTTATGTGTCATTAGAATTGAAATCCAAAGTTGAGTATCATAAATCTAAATTTTTGATTTGAACAAAGTCCGTCACAAAAAAAACATGCTTTTATTTCAAACACAACTAGAGTTCCTAATCTAAGAGAAAAATGGTATTTCTCTTTTTTGTTTCCAGCTTTCCAGCTGTTAATCCAATCTACTTTCATGATTTTATAATTTTCTTGTTAATAATTATTCCATTATATTCTATTACAACCTCATACACGCCATTAGAGAGCTGTGAGAGATTTATTGTACTGTCTGTAGTCCCAACCACTACAAGCTGACCAAATGCGTTATATAAGCTTGTAATAGCTCCTACGGGGGCCTGCACGTTTAAGATCATGCTTGCAGGGTTAGGATATACGGTTATATCTCTTGTTGTTTCTAGCACTCCCTGCGGCCAACCTTGCTCGCAGTACGAGTAAAGATCTACGCACGTTTCATCCCATGCAATCTCACAGCAGTATGGGTCGATGTCTATGATCCAAGCATAGCAACCATCGTTAAGCCAGTATGGCTCACCAGGCCCACCTATACATCCTGCATCATATAAGCAAACTTCTTCGTCAGAAGTGTTAGCTAACTCATTATAATTGAATGCATCAGGATCCATGCAGTCGACTAATACTTCAATACACGAGCCGTTGTCTGTATTAGCCAACTCATCATAATTAAGGGCAGTAGGATCAGTACAACCGTAAATGTAAGGAATACAGCTAAAATCTTCTGTGTTAGCGGATGAGTTATAGTTAAGCATGCTAGGATCGGTGCAACCATAGATATAAGGCTCACAATTAGTAGGGTCGTATTCGGCATTTGCAGCAGGGTTATAATTAAACATAGTATTGTCAGTGCATCCATATATAAATGGCTCACATTCTCCGTCATCTATATTTGCATTGGGGTTGTAGTTATATGCACCTGGGTCCATACATCCATATATGTAAGGTATGCAGCTATCGTCATCGACGTTTGCAGATGGTAAGTAATTATAGGCTAGAGGATTCATACAACCTAGAACTACAGGTATGCAGCCTTCGTTATCTACATTTGCTTCTGCGCTGTAGTTAAATGCTTCTTCATCCATACATCCAAACACAGCAATAGTATTACAACTACCATCATCATAATCAGCTTCATATCCTTGCGTGTAATATTCTAAATAACCAGCTTGTGCACAGCCAGCTTGGTAGTAACAACTACCATCCTCTGTGTTAACATCACTATCATAGTTCTGCGCAGCCTCGTCTGTACATCCGTATGTGTAAGGCTCGCAGTAGTTACCGCATCTTAAGTAAGGCGTATATACTTCGTCAGGATCTATAGGATCTAACCAAGGATTAGTTCCCTTCTCAAAGACTATATTACCGTTAGGGCTTATTAGTTTAAATCCACATTGTGATACATCAGTGCTTGTACCTCCCTCCCCAAAGAAACTACCAAACTCAACTTCGTAAAACTTAAACTCTACGTGTGTTTGAGAGCTTACTGTTATATCATAGAATACTTGCTCTTCTGTGCATGTAAACGCACCAATAGGTTCGCCGTTCTGCACAACACCTAAGTAAGATCCGTCCCATCCATCGCCTCCTCCGTCAAATAACATAAGGGTATATTCACACTCAGGAATGTAATCCATGATATTTGCCTCTGGATCGTAGTTGAATGCGTTCTCGTTAAGGCAGCCTGGAATAGCAGTAGTTACGCATAGATTAGAATCGTTGTTTGTAGCGAGAGAGTTGAACTCTAAGTAGTTTGGATCTAAGCACCCAAACGGAGGGTTGTCTGGGGGACATGGGTTTAATAGGTTAGGTACACTAACAGCTTCATATCCGTAATCAGGATTCTGACCCTCAAAAGGTAGTATGCTGTATATAGTATTACCACACTCTGTATATACAAGAACATCTCCATCTGTAAATCCTCCCGTTGTAGATCCTGCAAGTCCATCTCCAAATGTGTCGTATATATTGAATGTAAACTCTGCTCCAAGAGGTATACAGTATTCTGTTGTTACATTTAATCCCTCTGTTTGATAAAAACCTATATCTTCGCTAGCAAGAACTATGGGGATGCTGTCCGTAGTAACTATCTCCCAGCTCGTTTCCCACTGAGAATATGTATCTGCAGTTATACTTACATAGACTTTTTGTGTGAATGTATTACCACATTCTGACACTTCGCCATATTGACACGACTCCCCAAACTCACTCTCTATACCAGCAAAAGGATTGTAGTTAGATGCCACTGGGTCTAAGCAACCAATACCGCAATTTGGATTTTCAATCACAAGTGTATCCATAACCTCACCAGGAGACTCTACTATAAAATAGTACTCATCATTTGATACAGGTGAAGATGGAACGCCACCATAAAAACTACCATTAAACCACTGGCCGTATGGCACAAACTGTAGGTCGTCTAAGTCATCACCTCTGTAGAATCCAACTGGATTACATCCAGGCTCAGGTATAGTCCACATAACCTGTAGTTGACCTTGATTAGGCGCAAAAGGAAAGCAATCAATCTGACCTTGTAGATTTTCAACACCAGAACAAGGAGGCGGTATACTGTCGTTACCAGGTTGACCTAACACACACAATGTTAGCAGCCAAAACAAAATGACTAATAAATAACTTTTATTCTTCATGTTACGTCTATATTATATGTTGTAGGTGAATTATGTAATACTATATAAGATGTCGGTGGAACCACCTCAACTATGTATCTAGTCGGTTCAACGATCTCAACAAAGCTTGCTGTGTTATTTACAGTAACACTCATTATCTTTCTCTATTAGTTTCTGTAATATCAGAGTTTACAACAAATCTACCTCTTAATAAAGTTGTATCAGTGCCTGAGACAGGTGTTGTTCCATTTGTATTAAACTGAATATCATACTCATAATTTCCTTTTGGAAAAACAGACATACCCTCAGAAGAAATTGTAATAGTAAGGAGCCCAGCAGATGTTGCTGAAGTGGTAATTTTTGTTCCTGGCAATTGTCTACCGCCTATGTTTTTGGTATTTCCAGTACCAGTCATCAACACAGAAGGGTTTTTAGAGGATCCAATTGTTTTTATTTGCATATACCATGCATAACCAGATATATCAATTGCAGTCCCTGATGAATTTTTTACAGTCAACCCTAAACTAAATGTGTCACCTTGTCTACAAGTTATATCTAGTTCATCTGATATGTCTAAGTTTACATTGTTAGCCATTATTAATTATTTAGTGCGTTATCAATTAGTTCGTCAGCATTAATATTTTGTTGAGGCGATTGCATATTCATTCTTTCATTCTGCAGAGCTCTCTGTTGACCAGTCTGTACCATAAGCCTATCGTCTTTTCTATCTTCCTTCAAAACTTCAATTTTTTCTTTGAACTCTTGATCATCAGTCTTGAATCCTAGAGTTGCTTGAGCTTTAATAGTTTCAATCTCTTTATGTAACTCATGAAGCGCCGTAGCAACTTGTATTTCTGCCTGTGCTTTAATTTGAACTTGCTGTGCATCAAGCTGAGCTTGCAGCTGCATTTCTTGCTGCTTAAGTTGAGCGCCTTGCTGTGCAGTTTGCTGAGCTTGCTGTTGCTGCATTTGAGAGTTTTGCTGCGCCATCTGCTGCTGCTCTTTCTGCCTTTTCTTTCTTTTTACTACAAGAAGTCTTTCAGCTTGATTGATATCTTTCATGCTTCTTATCATCATAGCGTCTTCAAGGTCAAGCTCCTTCTGGCCCAAAGCTATTTGTATACTTTGCTCTAAGTATTGCTTCTCTGCAGATTCCATTTCTTTATGAACCTGCACTCCAAAATTATACATAGGTAAATCAGAGAAAGAAGATAAAACCTTCATGTTCTCTTTACCTATAGCATTTTCATAAATTGTTCTTAAAGTAGAGTCTGGAGGTATAATCTGTAAACACTTTACAACGTCCTCGCAAACCTTTTTGTATAGAATCATAGAAGCGTTTGTAATATCATATATAGCATTGTTTCCAGCAGCTATAGCTTGCTCTCTAACTCCAACAAGATCTTCACCTTTTGGAGAGGAAGCGTCCATGGCTTCATTAATACCTGTTGCATCTCTTATTAATCTTAGGTAGTGATTGTATAATGCAATAAGCTCATTAATATTACGTATAGTGTTTCCTATCTCACGTATAGGTGGGTTTTGGAATCCACCCTCAGCATTCTTGCTTCTGTAGTAGAATACACCAGTCTGCTCGTATATATCATGAAGATCAAGTGGCTGTAACTCACCGCCTTTTCCTATTTCAACACCTTCAAGACCTTCAATATCAATAATCAACCCATCTGGCTTAGCTTTAGCAATAGCCTGCTGTATCTTTAAGTGTGTAATCTGAAGCATATCAGCAAAACCTATGCAGCTATCTACCATAGATTTAGGCATCATTTTACCAATATTTGTAGCAACAACAGAATAAGAAAGTTTAGCTTTGCTTATGTCGTGAATATTTTTTGGAATATTGTGTTTCTGACCGTAGTTGATAACATAGTCAGTTCCCATAATGTACATACCTTCATAAACAGTAGTGACATCCATCTTATGAGCAATACGCTCAGTCATGCTGTTTAACTTTTCTTTATAAGAATACCCCTCATAAAAAAAGTTTGTGTTTCCGTGTCTATTTGTTTTTTCTTCAAAAAACATACAATCAACAGATAAGAATTCAAAGTCTAATATTTGAACGGTGTGATCATCATAACCATAACCGCTTCTTTTTGTTGCTGGATCATAGTTTGACTGATAAGCATCAGACTTGTTTCCTTTTGCTTTCTTAGCAATTTTTTTGTAATCCTCCTCTGTAAGCTGATCCCCAGCTAATCTTTTTAGCTCTTGAATAGGTATTGTTCTAATGCTACCAGCGTAAGTTATGTCGTCAAAATTAGGATCTTCTGTGTAGCTATGGATAAACTTACAGGGATCTACATATTCTGTTGTTATGCCATAATTAGGATCATTATGTCTTTTAACAACAGCCATGCCTAGAGCTGCAAGATCATTTACGCATCTTCTGAACGTGCCGTCATTAAAGTTATTCCAAGAAAGAGTCATTGCTGTTGCAATCTGCGCAGATATTTCTGCGTCAGTCTTCACATTAGTCTCTAAAAATATTTCAGCCTCCTCTAGCGTGTCTGGAAGAGATTCTGGATCTTTATCCAAAACCAAACCTCCAGTTTCTTGTTTTAATTTCTTTAGCTCATCCTTCATCGCTACCTGCATTCTCAAGCGATTTTTCTCTCTGTCTTTTTCAGAGGAAGAAAGAGGATCTATTGCCTCTAAATTTGGATAAGGGTTTCTTGATAAAATTTTATTTACAACAATTCTTACAAATTTTGGTAGTATTGGAACTGGCGTGTAGTCAAGGTTTAATAAACTACCATCTCCTGCATTTGGATCTAAAGAAGTTAAAAGTCTTTTATAGATTGTTGTGTTTTGCACCCCTTGTGCATAATCCCTGTTTCTTTCAAAAGTTCTTCTTCTTTTCTCTTGCAGCGAATTTTCTTCATTAGTAGCGTTCCATTGACTTTCTATTGCCTTCGCATACTTTAAACCGTATGCCACATCATCCTTAATATCTTTTGATACCAAAGGATCAGGAAACTTACCACCACTACGATAACTTGAATTGCTGATCATTATTGAGTATAATTACTTTATGCAAATATAGTAAATCAACCGATCACATTATATCTCCTAAAAAACTTCTTCTCAGCAAAGTTAGTTTTTTGTTTTGGTTTAGTTTTTTGAGAAGCCAAAAGAGCCAAACCAGAGCTTATTGTAAGGTCAAATTTTGTTCTATTATCTATTTTAAAACCTATCCAATCTTCAAGAGTTCTGTTAAAATACATACTACCATATTCACCAGAATCTCTATTTATACCAACGTGCGCGTGTATGTAAGCTTCAATAGATTGAGCGTGAGACTGAATTACATCTTGAGAGTTTGAGGGTATGCCTTTAGTTTTTACATTGACTTTTGAGTTTGGAGCTTTTAAATGCTCAGGCCTATCCATTAAGTAACCATCATAACCCCTTGACTCAAAGTATCTTGCTATACCGTACTTGTTGTTTTCAATTAATATAGGATAACCATAAAAAACTGCAGCCATAAGAACATCCTCATAAAAGATTTTTGCAAGAGGTGGACGAGATGCATACTCCAAGACAAAAGTGTTTGAAGGATACTCCATGTTAAATTTGTTGTATAAATGTAAAGAACCCTTAGACCCCCTTCCATCAACTGTAGAATCAAGATCATAGGAGTCGACACCTCCACAACCTATATGAGAGTTAGGCGGTACTCTTTTACCCCTATCTGTTGACTTTTGATTTCTCACACCTTCTGGTGGTATCCAAGCAACTCTAAATCTTCCATTAGGATCGGGCCTAAACAAAACCTCCGTGTCTTTTTCTCCGTTTTTCCATACAAAATTACCAACTACAACTGGGTTTGGAAACAGCTCATCATTGTACTGAATCTGTTCATATATTTTACCTACGTTAAATAAGCTCCCCTCAATACTATCTCTAAAAGCTTCATCTTCTGTAAATGGAAATTGTCTTATAACCTCATTTAATTCAGATGCATCTTCTTTTAAAGATTCTCTCTCATTCTTTAAATAAGTTTTTGCCCCAACGATTACTGGTTCTCCATCTACCCCCATTACATCTGAGTCTGGATTGTTGATTACTGGGTTCCCGTATATATCAAAAAAACCTTCTAGTGAGTCGTATGCTGGTATAAACAGCCTATACAAACCAGATCTGGTTCTACCATTCGCATTCCTCTCTGTCGGATCCGAATCCTTCCATAAATCTTTGTACTGACTTCCTCCTTTGTCCATCGGATTTACCGTGCTTCCCACGAGTGCTTTTCCGACTATTTTTCGCCCGACGATCAAACAAGTCCTCTGAATCCTCCAAGCGTCTCTTATGTCTGTAGGTTTTTCCCATTTTCCTGCCTCATCTAAATACAATATGTGTAGCTTTTCACCATCGTATGCGTTGTTAGTTGTGTTTTTCCAGTTTATAACAGTATTAAGCGCCTCACCTGTCTGCGATGTTTTGTTCTTTTTAGTGATACGCTTTGATGGCTCCCTAAAAGCTAACTCCATACGTGGATTAGTTGTACCATCTTGTATAGGTTTGAAGAAGAATGGGTAGTTTCTAAACATGTAAACTACTTTCTTCATGAAAATATTCTCTTGAGCGTCCTTACCAGTTTTCGACTGTATACCCATAAGTTTGTCTTTAACTTGTGTGGCTTCGTCAACAAGCACTGCAGAGCATATATTAGTATACCCAGAACGACGGCACTTAGTATAAAGCTGACCAATGCAACGTGGATCAGCTTCGCATGCAGCCATGTGTAAAAAGATTTCACGTTGAAAGTTAAGAAAGTATGGATAACCAATATCTAGCTTGGTCCATTGTAGCATCATGTAATGCCGCCCCGTAATATATGTAGCTGTACCGTTGTTATAAAACCAAAAACCCTCACGCCTACGCCTAAACTCTTCCTCGATATATGGACGAAACCTCTCTCTGAACTCCCTTGGCATTTCCGCCCACTCATCCATAGATTTAACACGAGACAGTTCCTTCGGCATAGATACCCTTCTCCACATTTGCATAGAGTTTGATTCTTTATGTCCGAAAATTTGTTTCTTCGGCGGCCTTTTTGGAAGGCAAATGAGTAACCCACCGAGTTCAATAATCTCACCTTCCGTACCGTTGGGACAAATCTTGACAGCAGGGTCCTCATATTCTTCTAGATTTAGTAATGCAGACATTAGTAACTACTACCATTCCTGTCCATTCTTCCAAGAGAGGCAATGCCTGTTTTCGGGTTTGACAGCTTCATATATTTACCGCAAGGACATTTAATGTCGTGTGTAGCCTTACCTTCTATTATTCTAATAACAACATTAGAACATTCTAATTCATGTTCATTGCATTCGCACTTATAGTCAGCCATTTTATTTAATTTATTTACGTTTAGATCCTTTTAATCTAGACTTTTCTTTTCTGCCTCTATTTTTTGAAGCTGGTTCAACAGTAAGATTATTACCTTTGTGGTGTATGTCTTTTCCATCACCCTTTGAAACCTTACCGCCTCTAGTTAGCTTTCTTCTGTTCTTATTTCTAAGAGCTCTTTTTTTCTTTTGCTCATCAGAAGATTGGAACTTTTTATACTCGTCTTTATAGTTTCTCTTTTTTAAACGCATACGACAAAGTTACTTAGAAAATCTTTCCGCAAATCCACCTGAATAATCCTTAGATTGCTCTATGGATCCGTTATCATTTAAGTCTTTTATCATTTGCTCTAATCTCTGTCTTTCAATAATAAGTTCTTTAGCATCTGTCGCTGTCTGCTTTATAGATTGCAGTTCTGCTTTTCTTGCGCTTCCGTTTATTTCAGGGTCAACAGGCTTCTTGATCTCATCAATCATATTATTGATAGCGATCTCCATACTATTCATAAGCCTTTGTGCGGCCTCTACTGTTGTGAATTTAGACTTAGACATAGACCCCGTATAAATCTTCTGCACGTGTGCGGTAGTATTCTTGACCATCTATGGTTAGGCGGTAATCTCTGTTCTCTTTAAACCCAACAATATCGCCAGGCTCTAACCCCATTTCCTCTCCTTCTTTACATAAATAAGCCACCTCTCCTTTTGTTGGGAGTTTTTCACTATTGTCTACCACCTCTATAATGTCAGAGTGAAGATTTAATTCTTCTTGCTCTACAGGCTTTAACAAACACCACCCTGTAAGACATCGTATCTTACCATCTTTTTGACTTTTATATGCTATGGCTTGATTAGCTATCGCAAACTTAGGATCGTACTTTACTATGTAGGTATTGTCTTCTTCTGTAAATATCTGCCCATCGTTATTTCCACCCATAACTACCAGGTGGTGAAAATACAATGTGTCTCCAACTTCAACCCCTGTATCATACTTAAAAGGAACACACACTACTGGACCTTCAGTGGTTCGGTGCTCAAATTCATTAAAAGAAGTGTCTATATATAGCTCAAGACCGCTGTCTGTAACTAATGTGTCTTTTGTTGTGCTTTCTAATTTGACAACAAATAAATCATACGTTTTCATTTTTATATGGGAACATTTTATTTAATTTATCTTTTCTCTTCTCGCAACCGCATCCACCGCGAGGGCGAGTGTATTTTTCAACCAAAGCCTTTATTCCTGTTGCTTTAGTTATTTTTTCTATTGAGTCTCCTAAGCCTTTTGATTTTGCCATTGTTAAAAGTTTAAATCATATTCTATCATACATGGCATCTCGTCAATGGACTTCCATAATACTTGTGAGTCTTCAGTTTGTAAGTATACTAAGTATCTAGTTTTACTCCATCTAACAAGATAAGCTTCATCGTATATTATAGCGCAAACTTCTCCCCTACCAGCTTTCATACCTACATAATATGCCATACCATCTTTAGGGTCTCTACCGACCACAATTTTTCTAATAACTCCGTCCATTTTATTTTATTCTAAATCTATATCCAACCCACTTAAAAGATCATCAATATCATCATAGTACCTTTCTGATTGATCTGCACTTACATCGTACCATGTATTGTCAATAAAACTAATTATATTTTCTAAATCTTCTTGTGAATCTAAACTATAACTATATATTGCTTTTAATCTTGAATCTCCAAATATATTGCTATCTATAAGGCCAGTAACCATTATAGAGATAACTCTATCTCTCATATCATACTTGTCAATTACTTTGTCCATTTCCATGGATAATCGTTGTATTTCTAAGAAAAAAGCTTGTTCTTCCATATATTTGTTCAATAATTTATTTCAATGCCTAAAAGTAAAGTACAAAAGAAAAAACTATTTAGAGAATCTTCTAGATTAAATCAAAGATACGTAAAAAGAAACTACCTTAAGAATCTCAGACGTGTTCTTTTATCAACGCAAGAATCTCAAGATGTGTTTCAAAAAGAATTAATGTTCATGCTTTGGGCTTACGATCTTGAGTTCTGGACGTTAGATTACGCTGCTAAAGAATATGGTGTTAGTAAAAAGAAACTGTCTGAAAGAACAGTATACCCATTAGTTAAAGAGGGATATATATATAAACACTTTGATAGGCTTACACCGTCTGATACATATGAAGACCATTTGTTTCGCGACGAAACTAAATACAACTATAGAGTTAGATATGCTCTAACTCAAAAAGCAAGATTATTAGTACAAAAGATTTACAGAGAACTAGAAAGTTAGTTCATGTACTGCTTGTATCTATTTCCTATAGCCTGTAAAGACGCAGCTGTAATAGGAGGGCAATCGCTACCATTATAGAACCTAGCATCTATAAGCTCACCAACAAACTCCGTAGAGGTAGAACTGTTAGCGCCTATTCTCTCTAAATTAAAAGTACTTCCATTACCCGAACTGCTGTCACGAGCGATAAAATCTCCGTTTATATTATAAAAATCTAATACATTAGAACTTGCGGGTTTTGACAAAATAAGAACTTCTACATCATTGCCAAAAGTATAAGATGTAGTACTGTTGTTTGTATTATTTATAGCTATATCAAACTCTGACGCTCTTGCGTCATTAGCTTTATACACTAAAGCGGCTCCTCCAGCCTTAATACCAAGATACCCATTACTCCCAGAGGTATAAGCTAGTATACAATCAGTAGTACTATCTAGATCTACAAAAGCAAATACCCACATCCAAGCTTCATTATAGGCAAACTCTTCAGCACTGCTTAAGTCTAAATACTTACTACCGTCAAATGACGATGTTGTTATAATGTCATCAAGTTTAGCATTACTACCCCTTACTTTATTAACAGGTCGTTTTGCGCTATTGGTGTTACCCCATGTTCTACTGCCTACGCTACCCTTTGATGCTCTACCATCTATTGCTGCATCAGCAGAAGCTGTTGGAGCAAATGAATCAAATCTTACTTTTGCTTTCCCCATTATGCTGCGTCTATTGATATGTTATTAGTAGATACTGAATCTGATGATTCAAACCCTGGTATAGATAAAAAACCTTCAAAATTGTAAATCTCTCCAGCACCACTTGCGTCTAAACCAGCATCCGTGCCTCCAGAATTTAAGAATGTAGCTGCGGTTAGATCTACGGCTTTATAGTCACTATCACTGCTTACTGTTATGTTGCTTGTTGCTAAAGATATAAAAAATATAAATGTAGTAGCTGCATTGTATTGAAACACGTTGAATGTGTCTGTACCCACTAGATCTGGGTCTGCCGTTACATTTGTTGCGGTAAGCGTAAAGGTTCCGTTTACTTTAGCTCCAGTTGCTTGAGTTATACCATTTACCAAAGCCGCTTGAGTGTCAGAATCGCTCACAGTAAAAGCAATCATTACGTTTTCATCATCAGTATCCGTAGTTGTTAAAGCATTCAAAGCTAATTTAATAGCGCTTTTTGGTGACTGATATGTTATGTTTGTTCCTAGTCCTAGCATTATGCTTCTCCTCCAAAAAATTCAGTTATATCTGCTGGTTGCAATATTAGACTTTCTGCAAAATCTCTATACGTAATAATCACTTCTTCACCCTCTTCGAGCGCTTTGGCGATTTTCGGGTAGACCCTTTTGTACGCTTGCGTCGACTTACCGATGAAACCGTTTGTTTTGATGTCGTTGTTTTCTTGCGTGTCACCCAGTAGTAAGCATCCCGCAGTGTCCTCATCAGTATTACCACAGTGAAGAAGAATATATTTAAAATTAGGGACGTCACAGACCTCAAGCATACCCACATGTATATCAGCAAACCTTTTACTGTACTTGGTGTGGTATCCACCTTCTTTTCTAAAGTTGATTTGATACTCTCCTTCAGGAATACAAGTTTCTCCCCACACTTTTTCAATGCGGCTTTCATCTTCGAGGGTATAGCATAAAAATTTTCTCGGTCCATCTGTTATATCGAATAGTAAGCCGTTAGTTGCATCCTCACCTTTGTTGAATCTTATTACTTCTAGCTTCATTTTTAATTTTATTGAGTCTTATTTTTTCAGCTTCTATTGCTGGATCTTTTCGTTTTTTCTTTGTGTTAAAATATTTTTTTCTCAACGCTCGCTTAGAAGTTGAGCAACCATAGCTCTTTCGTCGTCACTAAGGCTCATAATCATTTCTTTAATTTGATCCATACGAGACGGTGCTTCCATTTGTTGGCCTTGCATAGCTGCAGCCTCCATATCTCCACCTTGCATATACTTCATATCTCCACCCCCCATATACTTCATATCTCCACCCTTCATGTACTTCATCCTCATGCCTTTTTTACCTACAATCTTCTCTACTGGTACTTTAGCGGGTCTTTGCTGCGGTGTTATACCAGTGGCCCTTCTGTAAATATCTTCATCTCCTTCTTTATATCCTGCTCCTCCAGGACCAATATAAGGCAGCGATGTCCCAGTTGTATCAACTGGATTACCTTCAATATCAATATCTCCAAAATACCAATCTGGCTTATTTTCAGGTGTTGGATCAAAAATGTACTCTATATATTCTTTGTGCATACCTTCATCCCAAGTTCTTACAGGTGGAGTACCTTGTTTCGGAGGGTCAGTCTTACCACCCTTCGCGTATCCCATCTTGGATCCACCCATCATCATTTTAAAATCTGCTCCGCTGATCTTTCCGTCTTTATTTTTGTCTAATTTTACTTGACCACCTGTGAGGTATTTCATCATGGCTTTCATTTTGTCGCCACGCATCATCATATTTTTCTTTTTTATAAACATAATTATATATTTTAACTTGCGATAAAGACCTCTACAGATACGTTGTTTGCTGATGGGTCAACTAATAAGCTTTCTAAATCATTTAAACCTGTAACAATAGTGGCTGCGTCATCATCTACAACAATTCCATCGTGAGGTGAGCCCATAATAAAACTCCTTCCTGCAGCTATAAGTATAGTAGTAGAGGCATTTGCAGCACCGTCTTCACCCAACGCAATTTGCAAAGATAGATTTATAGGGTTGCTTGAGTCAAGGTTTGTTACTCTAATGTACTTTACGTTATCTAGATCAAGTGCGCCATCGCTAGTATTAACTGCAGCTTGAAAAGATGCAATTGTAGTGTCTACGTTTGCAGGACACGTTACTATGCGGTGCAATACTTCCGTTACACTACCTATAGATAATACATTGCTAGATCCTCGGTCTCTACCGTTAAGAACTATCTCTTCTGTTATGGTTGTTGTTAGGGTCGCCATTACTGTTTTTATTGTTTGCCAAAGGTATTACCTTTTATGTAATCATATTTACGGGGTATGTATCTCAACCTACTGCCTTGTTTAGACGATGAAGTCCCTTGACTACTTAATGCACTTAAAAGAGTATTAACGGAAGATCCCTTACCAGTTGATGCGGTTGTAGCTTCAGAGGGTATAATACCCTGTTGAATCTGCCGTGTAGTTTTTGAAGGTGCTGGACCATAAACCATATTGCCTGACTGCGATGTTTCTGTCGATTTTGTAGAGCCTGAGCCTTGGCCTATAGCAGGAACAAATGTCATTAACTGTCCAGCAAGCTCTTCTTCAAACTGAATTTCTTGACCAGTGGGATCGCTACCTAGATACTCACCTGTATATGGGTTTTGACCTCCAGCTTTGGTTTCCTCCATCTCACCCATGGCGTAATTACCTATATTGGTAACACCCTGCTGCATCAGAGCTGTATTTCCAGTATATGCACCTAAAGCTATGGCACCTACGTTTAAAGCGGTAGTCCCTGTTGCTCTTGTTCTCTCGTCATGCACAGTTTTGAGGTAGTCATATCTATCTGAATCAACTGGGATGCCTTGGCGTTCTAAGTCTTTGAATTTTCTATACTCTTTTGCACTATACCCACCTTCACTGCCTGGCATATGAGCATACCTTTCTTCAAAATTCAAAAATCCAGGTGAATTATCCATAGAAAGATACTCAGATTTAGTTGTTGTTTGATCAATACCTTCCTTTTGAAGTAAATCGCCCACACTCATGTAGCCCCCACTAATATATCGCTTCTTGTTCTTCTTGTCTTTGCGTTTTGTTCTAGGCATATACAAATATACTACTTATTTTTGAAGTATTCTACCTGCCTTAGCCTTCTAAGAGCAGCAAGGCGTGATCCATAGGGACCGCCTAGGTTCTTTTTTTTCTTGGATACGACATAATACCCGTCTTTTTTCTTTACAATCATGATAAAGCTATCCTGTATTGAACATTCTAAATGCTTCTTGTGTACAAACACCAAAATCATCTAGATTGGCTTTGTAATGCATATTATTTGATAGCAAAGTTATAACATATTTTTTTAAAAGTCAAGTGTAAAGCATAAATTTAAGCAAATGGGTCTAATTTACCGCTTCTCAATGGTTTATGGACGGAAAGGTGGCGTAACCATCGCAATTCAGATCCGCGCCGCCTTGAAAAAACGGCGAGAAATGTATATGGTGGGGATTATATATAATATAAAACGCTAGCATGTCGCACCCGAAACGCATTTTGCCGACCTACCCCCTCTAATCTTTGATTAGATTTGCGTATACATTTAACCCCTTGGGGTTCAGCGTGTTACGTTGAGCTACTTGTAGCTTTTGTTTAGGTTGTAGTTTACATCGGTAGTCAACGCAGTGGGACAATCACCCCCCCTAGACTAATAGTCTAGCTAGTTACCCCCTATAAGGGGGTTTAGTATTGACATTTATTTGTTGTTGGTAATTGCTTTAATACTAAGCGTAGCTTAGTATTACATCTTTGTATTGACAATTCAATTATCAGTAGAATCTATCTTGCTAAAGCAAGAGTACAAGTCTTGATTGCCAACGCACTGAGAATCAAAGATTCCGTAGGTTGGAGAGAGTTGTAGTTATAGAATTAAGAGAGAAGGAAGTCTATGACTTCTCTCTTAATTCAATTAACTACTAAGTGGCTTTGGAAGTCAGCCACCAAACCAAAATCTAATTTCAATGGAAATTTCTATCCAATCAATCAAAGATTGCAAGAAAGCAATCAACAGAGCTAAGTACACTCCGACAAAGAGCCATAAGGCTCTTGCTGTTAAGCTCTTAAAAGAGCTTACTGAAGCAGTTGCTAACCTCGAAGAGGTTAAGCCAAAGCCAAAGCGCAAAAAGTCAAAGACTTCTAAGCGCAGGCCAAAGAATCAGAGACTCGAAGAGTCTCAGGCAAAGCAGTCGGTAGCTGAAAACTTCATTCCAGAGTCGGTTGCAGAGGTGAACACGCTGCCTGAATTCAGCGAACTTCGTTCGATGGGCTACTCAGTTGATGATGCAGTAAGATACTGCAAAGCTCTTATGCAGGGTGCGCCTCAAACAGCATAAGCTGTTTCAACTCTCTGAGCTATTAGAAGGTTTAGTATATATCTCTCTATAGAATATAGAGAGAGATATATACAAACCCTCTTAAACCAAACATTTTTCAAACCAAAATCCTTTACACATGGAAAGACTTCCAAAATCAGAGTACTTCGTACAACGTCTATCTCAAGCCATCAAAGATGGGAACACTAGAAAAGCAAAATACTACAGTCGTAGACTGTCAGAGATGTTCGAAGGTGAAGCCAAGTTCGAATATGTGCCAAGCACAAAGACGATGAGGGTGTACCGTAAACCAAGCGTAGAGCGAGGCAAGAAACTATTCGATGACCTTGGGTGGACGTCCGAGGAAGGGTAGGCATACTGATGAGACCTGAATGGTCGAAACTACCTAAAGGTAGTCTATGTCAAACCAAACATATTTTCAAACCAATGAAAAAATTTATCATAATCAGAATCGCTAATCTTCTCAGGAGGAAGATACACGTTGCGAAGAATGTGCAAATCAAGCACCTTACCTACATGTACGATTACAGCTACATGAAACTAATCAAGTCTTACATTAAAGCATTAACACTATGACACAAGACCACACAATCAGACAAGCGTACATCAACACGCTACTAGACGGTGGGTATACAAGCCTTGCAGATGGCATAACCAACCCAACCGAAGGTTACATTGTAGGTGGTGTAACTGAGCCAACCACTATGTACGCAGAGGTTGACGGCAGTGCATACCCTGATGTGAGCGCACACTTCAAAGCGTTCAAAAAGCTATGGGATAAGTATCACATACTACTACCCCAACACAAACCCAACCTTATCCCATACTCTGCTGGACTGGGTGTGGGTACATGGATACACGAAGGGCAGATATACTTCGACCTTGTGCAACATCTGTACAACCTTGACGTAGCTACGGAAATAGCAAAAAAACGTGGCGAAATCGCAATCTACGACTGTAAAAACCAAAAAGAAATATTACTATGACACAATTAGAAAAAGCATCATTCGTGCTTAATGCACACCACGACACACCTAGCGAGGAGCTAGGGGGTATGTTATACATCAACGTAACGGAAACACTTAGTGTAGCCATACACGATGACACAATTGCATACTTGGCAGAAGAGTTTGACGAATATGTTTGTAAGACAATGTATGAACATAAGAATCTCTAACAAATTAAACCAATAAAACATGAAAAATAATTTACTACCAATGGGCTTGAGTGCCTACGCAATAGCAGTAATCGTTATTGTAATCATCAGCATGTCATCATGCTCAAGCGGTGCGCACGGTGCGTGCTATGCTTACCAAAATGTTGAACTAGAAAACAAATAACCAATGAATACAGAAAGAAAATACTCAGTATGGGTAGGCGGTACAGAAGTAAACGACTACCTACTAACCTTAGACGATGCCGTTGAACTTGCAAACGAATTTAGTGTGCGTGGATATAGCGATGTTAAACTTGACAAATACCAATAGATATGGGATTACTAGAAAGAGCAGACCACGACTACGAAATGTATCGTGATGACGGATACATGTGGGGCGTACCACATACACGCGAGATCGATTTGCCAAAGTACAAGCAGCATCTGTCGGTGCGCAAAGAGTATTACGGCTCGTATGGGTGGCGAATCATCGTTAAAAGCTACGATACTGACGTTGCATGGGGGCTAGAAAATCTAGGTTCATTGGTCGTATCTGACTGGCACTCACCTACTACATCTAGGCATATCAACTATGCAGCTGAACAGTTGGGTATGGTGGTGAGGAATTGCTACGATGAGAACGCTAAGAAAGTCAATAGATACAAGTAATAACTACGTTATTAAAAAATAAATTTGGAATTTGGAAAAGTCTGTTGTATATTTGCAGACCGATTCAAACCAATCGAAAACCAATTAATACATCATGGACGTAATAGATAACATTATCGAAGTGTACCGCATGGAAGGGTACACAATCACTCGTGAAGAGGCAATAGAAATCAACGATGCAATAGACTTTGCATACGAAACATGGACAAAAAACCAATAAACATGAAAACATTTGAAATAGAAGTGGTGCGTACATACACCACCACAATCGAGGTAGCTTTACCCGACGAGCTATCGCCATCAGCCGTTGAAAGAATAACGCTAGGCAATACAGTTGAGTGGGATACAAAGGGTAAGAGCTTTGAAGATGACGTATACCACGAGATATGGGATACGCTAGGCGAAGCAGAGCTTGAGCAATGCGACACAGAAATTTTATCAGTAAAAGCAATAAAGCGATGAGTACACGAGAACAACTAACTGCCATGAAGGCAGGCGAAATGAAAGACGTGGTATTCTCTAACGGAATACTACGCTCAACAAAAGAACTATACAAAAACTCAGATGGTGAATTTGAAGTACATAGCATGAGTTGTGGGTGGCATACAGCATTACTCACATTAGATGAGGCGGTGGACTACTGCGAAGGTAGGTTGAGTAGTTCAGACATAGAATGGAAAGACTTAGATGACGAAGAATAAACTAATAAAATATACATCATGAAAAGATACAAGCAATCAAGCATTGACTACATCGTCAATCAAGACTACACACGAGAGCAACTAGCGGAGCAAATTATTGACGCTAGATACCACTCATCAAAGTACCAAGCAGAGGCAGAGTGGTTGGACGAACTAGCATCACACTACCGAGACTACAGGGGTGATGATTACGGAAAGGTATGCGAAGAGCTTTACCGAGACCACGAGCAACGCATCGCATCAATCAAGAAGAGATACTTAAATCAAACGTCATGAATACAGAAGAATTTGAGTGCTACCTAATCAACATATTAGATAGCGATGAGTTAACAGACACAGAGAAAGTACAACTAATAAAAGAACAATTTTAATCATGAATTTAGTAGACAAAATTATGCAATTCGAGTGTGGTCTTTTAGACGACACAGGAGTGCTAGAACTATTCGCTGAACTAATCAGTAGTGGTCAAGCGTGGAAACTACAAGGTAGCTACGGGCGAACTGCATCAGCCCTGATCGATGCAGGTTACATAGACACGGACGGAAACATTACAATGATATGAAATACAACAAACGAATAACATTTACCCAAGATATAGGTAGACTAGATAAGGACGCAGAGATGCAATTAGAGGTGAGCATAGACACAGAGCGTGAGTACGGACACTTTGAGTTATACGATGTAGACGAAGGTGGCATGTTATATTACGAAGAAGGTGGGTTATGGTTTGAAGGCAAAGAACTTGTAGACTATGACGGCACGCCATGTGTACACGACAGAGTGCTTGACATACTAGACGAATGGGATATTAACACACAAAATATGAGATAATGAATAAACGTAAACCAAAAACACAAACAGGAGTTGCGTCATTCACAATGAATGACTTAG